ACCGGCGGCTTGCTGGAACCCTTGCTTTTGCAAGTCGGATGCACCGGCAGAAAGGGTTCCTTGGTATGCTTCATACGGCTTGGATGCCAGTGCATCTGCCTTGCCCAGCATGTCAGTGACATACGGCCCGGCCCAGTTGGATAGGCTGGACTCTATGCCGTTGGCACCCGTAGGTACAGTTGTAGTATCACCGCCAGCAGCAAACCCGCGAACGCCGCCGCCCGCAGCCAGCTTTGCCAAGCCGCCCGGCATAAACTTGTCGGGATTGATCTGCTTGCCTTGCTTCTTGGTGCCGGTGCGTGCCATACGAATCTTGTCCATCATGGCGTAGAGCTTCTTGGCCCCAGCATCGGAGTTGCCGTTGCCAAGATGGGACACCACATCAGCAGGAATGACAAACTCGCCATGACTCAGTGCGGCGGGCTGGTTGCCGTCGATATGCGCAGGCAGATCGTCAGCCATGCCGTCCGTGGCACCTTGAAGATAGCGTCCTGTTCGGCCGCCTGCTGCGTAACCAACACCAATATCTCCGGGCATCAAGCCACCACCGGCGGCCTTCACATACTTCGTATCGCCAAAGTAGTCGCGGCTTTGTGCGCCTCCGCTGAGAATATCGGCTGTGGATAGTTTGGGCATTGTTTTGCGCTCGCGCGACACTTCGTACTTGGGAATACCGCCGAGGTAGCCTACTGGCTGACCTGTGGAACTGCTCAAAAATTTGTTCAGATTGCCGCCAGTTAGGGCGTCAATACCGCCGATAGCCGTAGCAATACCAGCGATTTTCTTGGGGTCGTACTTGCCGTCTGTCTTCAAGTAGTTGAGCACATTGTCCCAAGAGCTTGACTTAGCCCCCGCGCTTGTGCTTGTATCGCCGGAAATGTCAGAAATTCCAGAGTAACCACCGCCGGAAGTGGTGCCCTCGGTAGGCGCGTATGCATTTGGATTGGTGCCCGGAATATTGGGCGGCGATGGGTTGTTCGCGCTGCCCCCAGTTACCTGCTCACCAGTAAGCGGTGCGCCGATGGTTCCCCAGTTATATGGAGCCGCCTGCTCGTCAGGGGTGCCGTCGTCATAGTAGTCCGTATTCTGTACGGGATCGCCGTTTTCATCATACGTGATGTAGGTGTAGGGCACCTTTGCCATAGCTTATCTCCTTAACAGGTGGATTAGGTCTTCAATCGAGCCACCTGAACTTGCGTGCACGGGGTGTCTTGAAAACGGATTGTCAAGCGTACCGAACGGGTTTACCGTGGATTTTATGTCCACAAGTGGGGTTTGAACAGGCTGCGCTTGCTGTTCCGGCTGCTGCATCATCTGCATCATCATGAACTGCCGGTATGCATCATTTGTCGGGGCTGGCGGCGTTGCAGGCGCAGTGGTAGTACCCGTAGGTACAGTGCCGGTAGGGCCGGTAGGGCCGGTAGGGCTGGACTTAGGGCCGCCGGTAATGATGTCTGATACGGTCTTTGCGGTTGTTCCAGTAATGGCGGAGTCAACAAGCCCGCTGAAGTCGCCATTTGCCAGTTTTGTCAGCGTGTCTACAGGCAGGCCGATCGTTTTGCCAATAGCAGAACCCACGCCTTTTTCAATGCCAGAAACCACTGACTTCGGTAGTACGTCAGATAATGAAGTCGTTGCTTCTGCAGGAAACACCCCGGCAGAATCGGCAATGTGCGTGCCGCCAGTGATGAACGGCTCTGCGCTTTCCGGCGCGGCAGTGGCGGCTGTTGTAGTGGCTGGGCTTAGCGCATTCACTGCGTTGCCAAGTCCGTAAGAAACTAACCCAGTAGTAAGCCCCGCGCCAACATCACCGTGCTGAGACGTTTGGTTCACGCCCAGTATGGCTGCTGTTGTGGCGGGGTCAATGCCGTTGGCCGCAGCAATAGCTGTGATGGCGGCCTGCCCGATTGGGTTCTCTGCGACGGCTTTGCTTACGCCGGAGACAATATCACTTGCGGCGCTACCAAGGCCGCTGATGAAGTCGCCAATTCCACCGAACAAACCGCCACCAGAGGATGGGCGGTAGGTTGCGCCCTGTTTCCCGGCGACATCGAACTGCGTAAACGTCCCATCATGGTTGTCGCGCACGAAGCCGGTAATGTTAGACCTGTCGTCCCGCATACCATTGCGGCCGTCAATTTGGCCGTACTGGGTTGTGACACTACCGCTACCAAGCAGATTTTTGATCGGCTCCGAGTTCAAGTACGCCTGCATGGCGTTGGCGTTCAGCGCGGCAACTGCGTTGTCAAACCCTACGCTATTGAAGTCGCGGTTTCGTCCTCCGCCTGAAGTGTACTGCTTACGTAGCTCCTCGACCTGATCGTAGGATGCCTTGAACGGGGAGTTTCCGTATGCTGCGCGAGCCGCAGCCGCCTGTGCATCAGGCGTGGCTGCAACGGACTCCATGTAACGTCCTCCACCACCGGGCATAAGCTACTCCTGAAAAAAGGTCGGCATCATGTTGGTGCGGACACAAAAGATAATGTTACTACTGAGGACGGAACGCTTGGCCGCACAAAGGGGAGCGTAGCGTTCGTATAAGCCTCGATATTAAGTCCTGTGGCGTCGGCTGCAACAATCAGCTCAATATAGTCGTTTGCCACCAAATTGACAAAGAAATTGCACGCGCCGATTGCGTATCCGTTGGTGCCGCCGTGGGATGCCACTACCGCCCATGTACTAGCGGTACCCGCCACATCGGCCCCGTTTTTACGTATCCAAACCCACGCATCTATGATCTGCGCGGTTGTGTTCTCAAACTGCAAGCTGAACTGGCAATTATAGATACCGTCCTGTGCAACGGCCATCTTGTTTGAGGCAAGCGTAACTCCGTTTCCATAGTCCGTGGTGTTCAGAACAACCACGTAGGGGGTGCTGGCGGCCGCAAGCGACTGCGTTGCCGAGTTACTGAAAGCCCCATAGGGGTTGTTCAAGATTCTCCCGCCGCGCGTACCCAGCAGGGTACTGAAGGCCGCATCCACTTGGTTGAAGTACAACCGCAGGGTATTGACGATCCGGTTGAACGGCGTTGACTCGTACTCGTCCGGCACCTGCGCAAGCGCAGGGGACTTTACGAGCGGTACGCGGCGGGTTGTCATGCCTACCGGCGACCGTCAGGTCGGATGTCGATACGTGGGGCACCGAGCTGCCACGTTGTACCGAGCTGGTTAGTCTCGATCTTGAATGCCATCTGCCGCCCACGCACACGGATGTACAACTGCCCGGTGAACTGCTCGATGGTAACCGTGGAGGTACGCACCACACTGCCGCTTGCCGAGCCAGCCACCGACATAGGGTTGTTGTAACCAGAGCCAGAGTTCTGCATCGGCATGAGCGTCATGGTGGCCGTAGGGGCTGCATTTGTCGAACCATCAAACGTCATGTCTGGGATCAGCCGCCACACGAAGCCAAAGTTGTGGCCGTCGTCAATATCAAATTCCGAAGTGACAATGTAGGCGTCGATCGGCTGCGGGACACCGGACTCGTTATCGTCCAGCCCCGTTTCATGGGTAACAATGTTCTGACTGTAGGTTGCAGCGATGGGTTGCGTAGTAACACCGGAGTCCAGCCAAGCCGTACGTGCCATCGAGCCGTAGTACCACGCATCTTCGACGTAGTTGTACACAACGTACCGATTCACCGTTGTCGAGCCTGAGGTGCAATAGAACCACCAGATTTCGTTAAACCCCTCGTTGGTCGCGCCAAAGATTTGGTACGCCTCCTGCTGGTTGATGTCGGAAAAGATGAACTGGCGCAAGTCGCAGCGCAACGTAGAGACGTGGCCGTCGTACTTATAGAACTTGTCCACGCCCATCCAGTAGGTAACCCCGGCCGCCACTGCTTGCGCGTTGGGGCTGATGATCGTGATGGCGTCGGCCAGCAACTGCACACTCCACACCGCTGGGTAGCCAACGTACTGCATGGAATACATGGACGAGTCTGTCCAGATCAAAATTTCCTGCCGGGTCTGCAGGGTAGCTACGATCTCGTAGCCGTGCGACAGGCGGATGCCGCCCGCTTGGTTTGTGGCCGCTGGTGTCCACATGGTCACCGACTCTTGATCCGACCAGCGGATGTACATCGGGTCTTGCACGGCTGAGCCAATGGTGTTGGTACCGAATGCGATGACAAACCGGGACACATCCGACACCACAACATTGAGAGCCACTACCGGCGGATCAGATGCGCCGGGAAGCGAGGTGATGTTCACGGCCCGCGCAGACAGGCCGCCCGAGGCCGTCCAGTAGTAAATCGCGCCGTAGCGGGGGTTGAACAGCAGGTTCTCGCCAAAGTTGCACTGCGTCCAGAGGCGCAGCTTCTCCACAGCGGTTTGCCCGAATCCCCACGTACCGTAGCCCCAGTTACCCGCACCCCAGCCGACAACCGCAACGGTAGAGGCGTATCCGGGGTTGATCTGGTAGGCCGCAGACACTGCCGCGCCGCCACCCGGCGAACCAGTAACGTCCGCCGCAATAGCGGTGGCTGCCACGGTAATGGTGTAGGTATTCACGCCCACATAGGTGAGCTGGTACTCCTTGTTGAGCACCGTTGCAGTGATGTTGCCGCCAAGGCCCGTAGCCCCGGAGAATGTCACAAACGCACCATCCAGCGCACCGTGCGCGGCTGCCGTAACGGTAATCACCGAAGACCCAAGCGTTGCCCGGAAGGGGTTAGCCGCCAGCGTGACCGTTGTACGTAATGGGGTTACGTCATAGTAAGCCGTGCCGGACTCGATGTAGAACTTCAGGTTGGTGCCGACACCAGTATAGCGGAACTGGGCCAGCGTCACCCATTGGAAAAGCGAGCGGCACACTCCAAGAAATGTATTTGCAGAAGTACGCACCCAACCGCCAATCTTCTCGGGAGTACCTTGGCGGAACCGTACCTTGTCCGACTCAAAATACCCGCCTTCATTGGTATATCGGGTGTTCTCCCGGTTTACGCCGGGCTTAAACTGCAGCTTTTTTAAGGGCATGGCGCATCCTATTTGGTTGGCTGAGCCTGCGCCAGCAGCTCGGTCTTACGCTGACTGTTAGAGTTGGAGCCGAACCAAAAGCCCAGAACCATGATAAGCGCGGAATCCATTGTACCCAGAACCCGCCCAATAATGATAGGGTCTGCGTTGGCTGGCATGGCGTGGAACAGCAGCAAACCTTCGGCGGTGAGCGTGATCAGGACGATCAGCCAAGTCAGCAAGCTGGGGGTTACGCTATGGGTGGCGATAGCCATGTTCCGCGCGGAGTCGCGGTCTTTGAACTCAAGCTCGGCAAACTTGAACCCGTTGTCCATCTCGTGCTGTTTGAACTCAATCTCTAGCTGACGCAGCTTTGCCAAGTCTTCCGGCTTTAGCTGGTTGTCTTGGAAGATTTTGGCTACGTCCTGTTGCGTGGCGTTGTCCACACCGAACACCTTACCCAGCGCAGATACCGCCATTCCACCCAGCGGGCCGAGCGCAGCGGATGCAACCGTGGGGGCCAGAGATTTGAGTACGTCGATCCAGTTCATAGTTCACCCCAGTTCGTGATGTACTTACGGCCCTGCGTAAGCTCTAGCCACATAATCCACGCGGCGGTGCCCGCCCCATGCGCTTCTTCGTTTCGCCCCTGCCGCACATACTGTTCGCGTTTGGCAAGGATTTTTGCTAACCCTACGGCTTCAAGCTCCGTTATGCGGGGGTCTTGCAGGTCAATCTGTGCCAGTACATTTTCGGCTTTAGGGAGCGCCATGTTTTGTGCTCCAAAGCACAAACGCCCACACTAACGTGCAGGCGATCAGAACGGCTTTAGTTGTGCGGTTCATCCCACATCTCCACTGCTGTAGGTAATCCAGACTTCTTCACCCTTGTCGATGGCATCCCGTATTTTGGGGAAGAGGGCGTCAAAGGCGAGTCGTGACTCGGTGACGGAGTTTCCCGTATGTCCTCTTCCAACGAGCAGGCACCCTTCCGTTTGGGTTGCGAGGTTTCCGGGGTGAATTCGGATACCGGAAAAATTCGGTACATCACATACCAAAGGCAGATCACGTTGAAAACGACTGCTATGAGTAACCACCACACGATAACGTCCATAAGGAATTGCCGTTTCTCCAAAGACTTTTTCACCGTTCGGGCGCACAACATCTTCCAGCGTCCAGCACTCATGCTCACCGTTGACCAGTAGTTGTCCGAGCGTGCACTCGGCACCACACATGAAACGAACTACGGACAGTTCCATTACTTGTCTACCTTGTTTTCCAAGCGATCAAATATCTTTCCCAGCATCTCCTTAATGTCTTTCACATCGGATTTGAAGTCCTCGCGGGTGACGTAGGTTTTGGGGAGTTCTTCGCGTAGCTTGCCAAGATCGCGCTTCAGGTCGTTCACTGCTGCCCACAGCTCACGGGCAAACCAACCCATGACAGACAAGGCAGCGCCGCCCACGATGTTGATGAGGTTTTGGTACTCGTTCATTTCTGAGATTGCTCCAATTCGTTTTTGATAGCCAGCGCATTCGCACCAGCCGATTCAACAGCAGCCACTGCCCCAGCAACTAGAGCCACTTGCCCGATAGCTACCTGATTGGTAGTCACCCAAGCAGATAGGCCAGCGCAGCCGGATAAAGAGATTGCGGTGAGTGCGATAAGTAGGGTTTTCATGGTGTGCTCCTTAAAGACCTGCTGCGGCTAGACGTGCTGTGAGGGATTCGATTAGGGCTTGCTGCTCTTTGATTGCAGCGACCAATAAAGGGATAACGTCTGTGTATTGAACGCCCAGCTTTGAAGCATCAGAAGCGTCAACAGCTTCTGGAAAAACTGCTTGCACATCTTGAGCTATTAGAAAACTGCGTCGGGTTCCGTCAGGGTCTGTCTTATATTTACCAATGACTGAACGCAATGCTTTTGTTTTTTCTACTGCACCACTTATTGGCTCAATAATGTCTTTAAACCGCTCGTCCGAAGTTGCAGTCCAAGCAGTATTTCCAGACACAAGATATACGCCAGAACCTGCTGTATTCAAGACGTAAAAGTTAGCGCCAGCAGAAGCGGAATTTGTGCCAAACCCCCAGACCTGACCCGAGCCAATGTAATTATTGAAGCTCGTGTTTACGGCATTTACAGAACTACTTCCGACCGCAAGCCGCCCGCTGGCATCAAGCGTCATTGCAGATACACCAGTTATCACGCCACCAGCAGTTCCTGAAATAGCATTTTGCCAAACGTGTTGACCAGCATTTTGGTAATAGCGTGTTGCTACCCCAGTATTTATATAGCGATCATTGGCGTTATCTGTATACCAGTTAGTTGATACTGTCGTAATGGCAGATGCTGATCCTATTGAGCCCCATACCCCAAGCTGGATTGATTTGTAAGCACTACCCCACGCACTCGGAGTAACACCCAAGCCAAGGTTGCCGGAGGTGTCTAGGGTGGCGTGTAGCGTAGTACCTGCATTGCCGCTGAAGTTCAATCCGTTACCAGAGGCTACCGATCCTGAGTAAGCAGACGTTCCAGTAATGATTGTCCCGCCAGTAGAGGACTCGATACCGGCATAGAAGTTAGTCCCAGTGTTAGCAAATCGCAGATACTTACCGGAGGTTGTTGCTCCTGTGTTGGAGAGCATTTCTCCTGTAGCACTCGCACTCAGCGTAGTAAACGCACCCGTTGAGGGGGTGGTTGCGCCGATTGGTGTGGAGTTGATCGCGCTGGTGACCAACGATGGAATGGTCATCGCTGATGTGGTGAAGCTGAACGCATCAACACCTCCCACCTGCACTTTGCTGGTGGTGCTATTGACGGAAATTATCGAAGTAGTCATGGATGTGCCGCCTTATATGCGTCAAATTCTGCCTTGAGTTCTTGGATTGCTTTGACCAGAGTGGGCAATATGTTTCCCATTTGGATAGACTTTTTGGTAACACCTTCTGAATACAGAGATTCAGTTACCAAATCAGGAAGTACCGTTTCTAACTCTTGGGCAATGAAACCAGCAACATTTGAAGCATCGCCATTTTTCCAATCAAAACGGCGCGGTTTCAATGCCATTACTTCCGTTAGACCTGTTTCTAAGTCACGAATGTTTTCTTTCAGCGATACGTCAGAGATTGCAGTGATTGATGTATTTGTCGCATGGATAACACCATCCAATCCAACATAGAAGCGATATGCAGCGGCACCAGTTGAATAGACGTGGTATGTGTTTACAGCGGAGGTACTTGCTGTTAGTGCCGTTGACACAGTACCGGGTATCGTCCCACTACTACCCTGAACAGAGAAACCAACGGTAGTTTGTGAAATTGCGCTCTGCCCCACCAGCAAATTCCCGCTGGCATCAAGCGTTACTCCAACAGCGTTGTTAGTAGCAAACTGAAGCGAGGTAGAGTTTGTGGTTCCAAGCACAGCAGCATATGCACTCGACCCTGTGAATATGGTTGCGCCAGTGCTTGCCTCTACTCCAAATGCGTAAGAACCACCTGTATTTGTAAAGTTTGCATACGTCTGCGCGGTAGTTGAGCCGGTGACATTCAGAAACTGCGAAGCGGTTGCAGCAGTGTTTATCTTTGTGATAGTCCCCGTCGCACTCAGCGCACCAGTGACGGAGAGGCCGGTGGAGGTGACAGCAGCTTTCAGGCTGTACGTCTCAGACCCTACTGCACCCGTATATGTGTAGAACTCACCACCTCCACCAGATAGCGGAAGAATCACCAACCCTCCACCACCTGAATTTGGGAACTGAATGCCGCCTTGGGCTACTGCGCCAACTGCTGCGACAGGAGTACCAGACACTCCGTTGAACTTTGCCTGACCCGTCGCACTCAGCGTAGTAAACGCACCCGTTGAGGGGGTGGTTGCGCCTACAGTACCGTTCAAACCAACGCCCGCTGTCAATGCGCCTGCTGCGTTGACCGTCAAAATGTCCTGCGTGGTGGCTCCGTAGTTGCCACGGGCGAGTTTCGCTGTACCGTCTACTGCAGTCGATAAGGCGAAATTTTGTGTAGCAGTGGAGCTATCTCCAAGCTGCAAAACATTAACCGTGACACGACCAGCCATAATTATTCTCCTGCAGGCACTTGCGGCGCGGGGTTCAACTGCTTTTCAGCTTCGGATTTGATGCGGGTAAACACTTCAAGAACCTGTGCCAATGGTAACTGACCAAGGCCAGCAAGTACAGCGTTGACTTCGTTTACGGACAGGGTGAGGGTTACGGTTTGGTCGTTCATGGTGGCTCCTTAAAGACCTGCGGCGGATAGACGTGCGGTGAGGGATTCGATTTGGGCTTGCTGCTCTTTGATAGCTGCCAGAGCAAGCGGGATAAGGTCGCTGTAACCAACCCCCAGATACTCTGTGTCGTCGTTTGGCAACTTATGAGTGCTAACGGCTTCTGGTAAAACCTTGATTACATCTTGCGCAATAAGAAATGAGCGACTAACCCCAACTTCATCCGTCTTATAACGCCCTGTTACTGTGCGCAATGAAGCCACTTTGGTAAGCGCATCAGTGATTGGGATTAGGTCAGTTTTAAGACGTTCATCGGAGTTAGCAGTCCAGACAGTAGCTCCGTCAGACATATACATTCCAACGTTGCTGTTGTTGTAGACCAAAAATGCGTTTGACGTGTCAGCGGCAGTGAACCTGAATTTACCGGCGGTGGCACCAGAAGCCCTATAAGTAATTTGTGAGTTAAGCCCTAGTGCAGCTATACCTCCGCCAGATGTTCCAGCAGCAACAATTGACCCCACCAGCAAATTCCCGCTGGCATCAAGCGTCATTGCTTGGGTGAAGGTGATTGGATTACCTGCTGTGCCGCCGGGAGCCGTATACCATTGATGCCCGCCAGTTGCATCTAGCTGGTACGACAGAACATATGACCCTGATGTTTGGATATATTTTGGCGTTCCTGTGCTGTCGTAGTACCAGCCATTTGATATACGGAACGTTGAAGTGTTGTAGGAAAGCGCACCAGTTGTCCCTACTTGCAATGCTTTGAACGCATTGCCCCACGCACTCGGAGTAACACCCAAGCCAAGGTTGCCGGAACCGTTTAATGTCAGTGAGTCGGTTCCGCTGAGTCTCCACACATGACCATCACCGTTGGCATCGTTGTAAATCAGCCCAGTACCAGCAGCGCCGTGGGTAATCTCTCCGTATGTTGCGCCATCAGCACGATATGCACGAAGACCAGCACCAGCAAGAGCGCTAATATATGAAGACGTACTCAGCGCCCCGGTGACTGCCAGTCCGGTGGAAGAAAGTACAGCCTGTGAGTCCAACACGCCAGCACTAACGTGGTTTAGAGAAACGCTGGTGCCACTTATTTCAATACCTGCTCCAGTGCCGGAGCGAGTAGCTGAATTGTTTCTAGTAACCCCAACGTAGGTATCAATCTCACCAAAAGCGGTAGCTATGGTTGCCCCAGAAGGCCCGCCTGTTACAGTGTTCCAAGATGTTCCCCATCCGGTTGATAACGACCCTCCAACAGTGGCATTCCCCGTCGCACTCAGCGTAGTAAACGCACCCGTACTAGGTGTGGTTGCGCCAATCGTTGCATTGATAGCACCGGAGGAACTGTTCAGGGTTGTTGCTGTAAACGTGGTCTGGTTAATACCAGTGGAGCCGCTTATGGTGGTTGGCATTTCAAATCCTTAAACAATCGACCACGATGCACCGGACGGAATCGTCACTACTGCGGAATCCAGCACCGTCAACGGCCCTGCTGACTCTGCGTTCTTGATCTTACCAACGGAATGCACCCCGGACTGTGTACCGGAGGTGTTCACCGCCGTTCCGGCGTAGCTGGTAGACACTTGGAATGCAGAGGTGGTCAGGCCCGTGGCAATGACGTAGTACGCCGTGCTGGTGTCCAGCCCCGTAGGCAGTGCGCCCGTGGTGGTCAAGCGAATCTGCTGGCCCGCCACAAAGCCGTGGTTGGTCAGTGTAAACACTGCCGGAGTTGCCACGGTAACCGTTACGCCCGCTACCAATGCATTCTGCCCAATCGTGTAGCTGGTGGTCACCACGCAGTCATTCTCCACGAAGGCCGTATCCGTACCAGCACCTGTTGCGCCGCCGCCCACCGTAGTCCATGCGGAGCCGTTGTACCACTCCATTGAGTTGGTGCTGGAGTTGCCCCGGATGTAGCCCGCTACAGGAGATGCGTCTCGCTGTGCTGTGGTGCCGTAGGTTCCTACCAAGGAGCCTGTCGGGCTGGTAATGTTGGCAGAGGCTACCAGAACAAAGTCCGTACCGTTCCATGCAACCAGTGCCCTGCGGCCATAGCCAATCAGGATGCCAGTTGTCGGGCCTACACCTACCAGCTTCACGTCAAATCCGCCGGTTGTGTCGTTGATGACGATGTACGCCTTGCTGGATGCCGGAGCGGTGATGGTGCGCAATGCGGTACGCGCCCCGCTGCAGTAGAGGATGGCTGACCGTGCTTGGTTGGCCGCAAGCGTTGTAGCCGTCAGGGTTACATCCGCATCAGTAGACAACGTGGTTGTCCCAGCCACTGCCGTGTCCAGCAGGCTGGTGATGCTGTTGTTTACAACGTCACCCCATGTACCAGAGAGTTCTCCTTGTACTGGTAGGGCAAGACCTAGTAGTGCCGAAGCTGCAGTTGTCATGGAGAACCTTTAATTGGATGATCGCAGTAGCGCTGTGGTCGGCGTGTTCGCCGGGAGTTGAATGGTGAACGCCACGGCTGATGTTTTGTCCGCCCCAAAATCCAGCACCGCCACAGAGCGGTTAGCCTTGCTCGAATTGTAGATCAGCGCGTATCGCGCCGTAAGCGACCCCGCCCACGTCGGGTCAGCAAAATCCACGTAAACAATGTACCCGTCCGTCCCTAGTGTCACGCCAGTAAGCACTTGACCGCCAGCCGTGTAGCCGGAGCCGGTTATCTCATTGGTCGTGCTGTACACCGTAGTGCTGGCGTCCAAAGTCGCGTTGCCCGTGTAGAGCGCGATCTTCAACGTGTCGGTCAGCAGGTTGTGTACCGCTTGCCAGCACTCCGCCTTGAAACTTGTGGTCTGGGTCTGGATGCTCATCAGGTCACCTTCTGCTTAGGTGCGCCGTCGCGGTACATATCTCCGCGCTCCATACCGTCGCCAAGGCGCTTGGCAAGCAATAGGGCTTCCTTGAACTTGGTGTCGTAGAGCTGCTGCATGTCCTGCTCGCCCTTCATGAATGTATACGCCTCCACCAGCGCCCCATACAATAGCACGGAGTCAAAATTGTCGCCAAGCCACGTATGTCCCCCGGCCACAGTCGTGATGGACTCAGGGTAGTAAAAATACTGCAGCTCTGTCGAATATGCGCTTGCCGGTGTCGGGCCTAAAACAAACCGCAGTTCTGTAGGCACACTTGCTTGCGGGCCGAACAGGGCGTAGTATTTAGGTACGCCGGTAGCAGTTGGCGTAGGGTATGCCTCGCGGATGAAATTCTCGTCCTTGTTCAACAGGTACGTATAGGCACCCGTGCCGTCAATGACGGCAAACGACACAACCGCCAAGAAGTCGCTCGGGCAATCCAGATAGCGGTTATTTGCAGTCAGCGCCGTAGTGGAGATGTTGCGCAGCGCGGGGAACTGAACAGCGTTGTAAATCCTTTGCTCTGCCTGAACGATGAACGTGTTCATGTCTGCCGTAGCAAACGTGTTCTCGCAATAGTCTTGGATTGCTGTCACCAGCGCCGCGTAGTTCACCTGCTACTCCTTACGCCAACGGGCCGCGAGCGGTACGTCCTTTGGTTGCCGCGCCGTTGCCGCGCGTCACAACGCCGGAGGTCTTGATCGGCTCTTTCTGGTTCGACTTGTCCACGAATGCAGTGCTGGCGTCCAGCTCATTGATCTGCAATGACGGTTGCGTGGTCGGAGCCTTTGGGCCGGGTTGCGACTTGTACTTGGCATCACCCGGTTTTGTGGAGCGGAGCGATTCGGTAGCCATGATTAGTACGCCTTTCCATTGGCAGCAGCGCGGGCCATGCCAGTGCCGAGCTTCAGCACCGCCTCGTTGGTCTTGCCGCCTTTGGAGCCGCCAACGCCCGTACCGCCATTCATAGTGGGGGCACACTTGTCGGAGCCGAAGCTACCGGCTGGACGCGATTTGTACTCGGCATCGCCGGGCTTGTTGGATTTCAGTGCATCAGTAGCCATAATTTCTCCTACGTGGTTACTACAGTTACGGCACCAACGTAAGTTCGCGCCACAAGGTTGTTAGGTGTCAGATCATACGCGTTTGCGCTCGCGCCGCCAACCGGTGCCCAGCCCCACTGGATGTCGCGGCTGCCCTCGCCGGGTAGGCCGTTTGCCAGCAGGCCGGACTGGTAATAGCTATTGTCACGCCGGGGGTTCCGTACAGCCTGTGGGTCTTCCACAGGATACATGCCAAGCTGGAGTTGCGGGTGGTCAGGCTCATAGCACTCTGGGCACACCAAGATGTTGACCCGCTTGGTCTTAATGACCAACTCTTTGAGCTGTTTGAGCTTGTACCGCTGTCCACAGCGGTCGCACTCTGCAATCGAGTGCTTGCCGGATGAGAAGCGGTTTGGCATGGCTTAGGTGATGAACTGCTGACGGGGGACGAAGCGGATGGCGGCCTTCTCGCGGTCTTCACCGGCGGCGTTGTCGAACGCCTCGTCGTACATCTGTTTGAGCATACCCACGCGATCCATCAGCTCCGGCGTCTTGACGGCCAAGTGGTATGCCAGCCCGGCCACCAGCGCAGGCAGGAAGCGGAACTGCACATCCGGTGTCTCGGCACCGGCACCCGCGTCTTGCACGCGGCGCAGCCGCCAGTAGTTCAGGACGTAGTAGCTGGACTGATCCGGCACAGGCCACACAGTGACTTTCGGCGCATCGCGCAGCCGCTGCACGTAGAGCTGAATTGGTCGTGCCTGCGTCAGCTTATTCGGGATGCTGGAGTACGTCGAGACACTGATGCGTGTGATGGTCAGATCAGTCTGAGTAGCAGTGTTTCCGCTACCTGTTCGGATAACATGATCCAGAAGATCAATGGTGTCAGCAGGAAGATCATAGGTTGCAGTTCCTTGCACCAGCGGGATAGACCCTTCATCAATCGTCCACATATTGATGCCGCGACTCTGCCACTCGATGGTGAGCAGGTTCATCGACCGGCGGGCAGTACGTAAGTCGTAGCCAGAACGCATCTCTTTACCGGCACGTTCCCATGCCTCTTCTGCGATCTCAGCAAAGTCGAGGTTGAATGCAGTTGTGCCGGATGTGGTCATTTCTTAGGCTTCTGTTGTGGCTTCACTTTTCCGCCTTTGGCATACTGCGTGAAAGCGGTGTCGTCCCGGCGGGGCTGTGCCTTGCCCTTGGGCATCTTGGATGGGTTGATGTCGCCCATTCCACGGCTTCCACGCATCAGCAGCTCCTACCGCGCGTCTTGCCGCGCTGCGCGATGCCGTCGATCTTGCCGCCTTTTTTGAACTGGATACGGTCTACGGCCAGCTTGGCTTTCGCCCGCTCCGCGTCTTCCGCAGCGGCCGCTTTAGCAGCGGCAGCATCTTCTTTATCTTTGGCGTCCTGCGCCTTCAGCGCTTTTACCGATGCGCTTTCGGGCATCAATTTCTTGATGCTGTCCATCAGTCCCATTACCGCTTCACCTTGCCGCCGCCACACATGGCGATCTGCTTGGCTTGGGTCTTACCGCGCTGGGCAATACCGTCAGCCTTGGCGACAAAACCGCCCTTGGCGAAAGCCATCTGCTTCTTGTCGAAGGCTTCCTCTTTCTTGGAGCCTTCCTTCATGCCTTTGGGTTCGACATCCTTGCCGGACTTCTCGAACGGGAACGGTTTTTTAGCCATAGTAACACCACCTTCTTTGAACTTGCGGCCCTTGTCGGCCTGATTGAAATCTTTACCAACCGATTGGGAAATACCTACCTTCTTCGCAAAAGAAGGAGAGTGCGCCACCGCAGCCATAAGGCGGGCTTGTGCTGCTGATTTTGATGGCATGGGCTACTCCAAGCACGAAGACGTTGACATTGTACTGTTCATGGGTTAATCGTCAAACACAAACAGTTTTTTAGGCACCAATGTGCCGGTATATATGCCGCCGGGGCCGTACACAACGCCGATCCGCACGTCGGAAGGGTCTGGGTAGCCGCTGGCATTGGTGTGCGAGGCTGTACCAACAATAGTAGATACTGCGCCAATGAGAGCACCGGTTGTGGGGTGTACACGGAAGCGGGCGGCCGCGCCGACAATAGAGCTGCCTTGGCCTACCAGAGCGCCAGAAGTATCGTGCGTCACCGGGCCGCCAACTCGTGCAGCAGAGCCGACGATTGTGGAACCTTGGCCTACCAGTGCGCCAGAACTTCCCATTGCGCGGAACCGTGCAGCGGAACCTACGACTGCGCCAAGCTGGCCGATCAGGGCACCAGTAGCATCGAACAGGTGTACGCGGTTTGCCGCGCCTACAACGGCCGATCCCTGTCCTACTAACGCACCTGTGCCGTCATGTGTCACCGGGCCGACGCCGTGGTTGGCCGCGCCAACGATTGTGGAGCCTTGGCCTGTCAGCGTACCGGACGCGCCAAAGGTACGGAACCGTGTAGCGGAGCCGACGATCGCGGAGCCGGGGCCAGTCAGTGTGCCAGTAGTTGTATGCTTGGCGTTGTATACCGCAGTACCGACAATCACCGCACCGGGGCCAACCAGTGCGCCGGGGGCGTCATGCACGCGCGTGCGTGCGGCGGAGCCGACAATAACAGCGCCGGGGCCAGTCAGCGCACCAGAGGCTACATGGTTGTGTGCCGCCGCGCCAACAATGGCTGCACCGGGGCCAACAAGTGCACCAGAGGTGCTGTGTGTTACTGCACCCCCACCCGGCCTCAGATTGATGAGGTTCTGTAGGGCGAGTAACATGGTTTAGTTGTAGCTAGTCAGCACCTTGACCTGTGCCGCAGCGACTGCGGTTGCGTCAGTATCTGCTGCAAGGTTGGTAATCGCCAGCGCAATGCCTGTGGCAAAACGATAGCCAAAAGGCCCGAACGGTACGTTCACGGTGCCCGAAGCTGGGATGCTCAACGTGATCACTGGAACGCTCGTACCGACTGTCGGGGCAGTAGCCAAATTGTAGAACTTGACGAACGCAGCCGCCGCGCCGGTATTGCTTGCTGTGATGCTGAACACCGTACCCGCTGTAGCCTTGACAGAAGTGGCGTTCGTCGTAGCCGCGCTGTTGATGGCGCTGGCCGTGACGGTCATGTTTGGTGAGATGCCTACTGTCAGTGCAGGATCAGTAGCTGCAACAGCGGTCGATGCGGCTTTTACTGCAGCGTTGTTTGTACCATCACCAATCTTTATTGCACTGTTTGCACCTGCAACGGACACGACAAGCGATGGGTCGGTGGTCGCAGCGGCAGTCGATGCGGCCTTCACCGCAACAGCGGTGGCACCAGAACTGATTGCCACCAGTTGTTCACCACGCGCAGTAGTCTGTACGTTTACCGCCTGTCCGGTTGTTACCGTGGGCAGCGTAGTCGTGAACGTACCGCCCATCAGCACAGGGTTACCTGCGATAGTCGCAGCAGACGCAGCAGCACCCTGCACAAAGAGGGAAGCCGTACCTGTTGTGTTGGACACCTGCGTCAGCAAGTTAGCAGCAGTAGGATTGATCACCAACTGTGGGTTGCTCGCACCTACTGGATAAGCGATAGCTTGGACACTGAAGGTTGTTGTACCGGCAGTCGTAGCGGTACTCAACCGTAGGCGTAGATACCTAGCAACTACGTGGGTTGACCACAGGCCCGCAGCCGAAATAGTCGTTATTTCAAGGCCCGTTTGTGCATCAAGAGTTGTAGCGGCAACCCATGTCGCGTTGTCGTTTGACCATTCCGGCGTAACCACACCGGACGTACCCATGCTAACGCACTGGATAGACACGGCAGCATCCGTTGAACAATCAATAGTCAGCAGTATCGTGTTGATGGCAATCACGCCTGCTACGTTGTACGTAGTGCCAACCATCGGATCAACTGCAGTAATAGCCGACTGATCCGAGGCTAACACCACCGGCAAGCTGGAAGTCATCGCCTTCTGGCCCAGCGTGAAGTTCACGCCGTTGACTTCGTTCAGGGAGGTAAGTCCATTACCAAGACTTGATACGGAAGGCAGTGTTCCATATGCTACGTTTAGGTTGAACGTAGTGGTTGCACTCGCTCCGTTGTTGATGAACGTGGCTTTGAAGTAGTTACCGTTGGCGGTGTATGCCTCGCTGAACGGGACGTTGGCCGCAATATTCTCGGTGAAGTCGTTACAGACTTTGGTGCCGCCTGCATCGATGTACTGGATCAAATGCAACGTACCCGGCTGATCGCTTGTCAGCAGGATAGAGATGGTCTGCTGGCTCTGGATCGACTCAACTGTGCCGGTGAATGTAGCGGCGGCAGCAAGCTGCGTGGTGCTGGAGTTGACCCCGTTGGCCGAGAAGATGAAGTACGTTGCCGCGTTCTGAACAGGGTGCGGGTTTGCAAGGGTCACCAAGGACTCAGTGCCAGAACCCCCTACGTCGAGGACAACTACCTGCGACTTTATGCCCGCGCCTTTATCAATGTCACGGATAGTGTCTCCACCCGTACCGAGATTGAGTAGGGTGTTATCTGCCATGTTATGCGCTCAGTGCGGTGTAGGTCAGGGAAGAGCAGGAAACGGTATCGCCCGCAGCCACTGTCAGGCCGTTGGTCATGTTAATGTCGGACGCCGACGCAGCCACAGCGCAGTGGATCACAACAGTACCGGCAGAGGTCTGCAGCGTAGCGGTTGCTACAGGGGACGCGTTACCGGTTGCATTGGTGTCGCTGGTGATCGCGTTGGCCGTGGCTGTACCGGTTGCCGAGGCACCAAACGCCGTGGCCGACAAGGACAGGGTGGCGACAACCGTACCCGGTGCGGCTACCGTACCGGTCAGGCGGAACGCCAGTTTGCCGGACGCGCCGATCAGGGCCGTGACGGCATCCGTTGCGGCGTTACGCGCCGCTGTCGAGTGTGTTACTGCCAAGATGTTCTCCTAAAAGTTTCTTTAGTTCTTCCGGGTCGGAGTGACCCACCATTTCGTACGTCTCCACCTTGCCAGTGTCCGCACGCGTGATCTCCAACGTGAACCGGAGTTCTGCCTTCTCGCCTACCAATTCGATCATGCTCCGACCTCCTCCAAGACAAAAGTCACTGCGACAGACGCGGCCACACTCAAGTTTACGACCAATGTGCCGTCCACCGGCCCTGTCATCTGCTGGCGCTTGCTCAGCGCATAGACCCGGAACTTCTCGGTGCCGCCAAGGATGATCTTGATCAGCGGAGACGCCGAGGAGCCGGGGTCAGTGATGGCATACGACCAATAGACCCGGATGCGCTTGCCTGCGGACGGGGTGTACACAACGGTGTCACCGGAAGCAGTAACGGTAGCCACCACATGGGTGAACTCGTAGTTACCGCTGTCCAGCCCTTGGACATAGGTTACACCGCTGGTAGACACACCTTACCCCAGCTTTTCGCGCAGCTTGTCCAAAGCCTTCTGTGCCAGTGCTTCGCGGTTGGTCAGCTCGGCAATCGACTTCTCCAGCTCAGCCGCGCGGGCAGCAGCGTCGGCTTCCACCGCCTCGATACGCTCTTTAGCCTGCAGTTCAGCTTGGTTTGCGCGGGCGTTGTGCTCAATTACGGCCGCGTCAGCGGCGTACTTGGCAGCGGCAGTGGCGTCGGCAGCGGCTTCCTGATCGGCAGCCAGCTTGGTTCGGGTGCGCTCGATCTCTGCACGTAGGGCTTCCTGCTGATCCAGCAGGCCGGTAATGACACCGTTCTGCTCAGTGATACGGCGGTCAGCCTCATCGTACGCCTTCTGCACTTCGGCTTTCGCCTTCTCGATGTCTGCCTGATAGGCGGCCATCGTGCGATCCATGTCGGCCTTCTTCTCCAGCATTTCGACCACCTGTGGAATGGCCTCCATGATGGGAGAAAGCATCGAATGGAACAGTTTGATTGATGCCATGTCAGCCATCGTTATTCTCCAGACATACCTGCTTGGATCACGGTCATGGTGACAGTGCCAGAGGTGTAGAGTGTTACGTTCAGGCGAATAGCCGTCACTGGCACGACGATATTACCGTCAGCCGATGTTGTCTTTGCCGCCAGCGTGGCGTGGTCAAACCACGTTGCCGTAGAGGCATTGAACGTAGCCGCTTGCACATCATCGTAGGTGTACTGCACCTTGTACGTCAGGGACGCACCAGCAGACAAAGCACACCCGATGCCGATGTTGAACGGCGTACGGTAGTTGTCGAGGGGAATGACATTGGAGGTCGTTGCCGACCCCACCGTCACACGTACGGGTTGTGCCATGTCAGGCTCCTAATTAAGCTGTAGCTGCGCCGCCGTTAGGAACGTAGTAGTACAGGTGACCGGTCAGAGAACCGCCGGTAGGTGCACCGGTCAGTGCGCCCGTCAGGGTCATCAGGGAAGTGGTGCTCAGCGCCGCGCCGATGTTGGCACCGGCAGTTGCCGAAGCGATGTTCACCACGGCAGCGGTGGACACGGAGGGGACTGCATTGCCCAGAGCGGTAGCGGTGTTGGTGCCGGTAGCGTTGACACGCAGGCCCAAGTTCAGGGTAGGCGTGGTACCGCCGGTCACAGCGGGCTTGATGTCGAAGAACGCAACTTCAGCGCCAGCGGGCAGAACCACCGGGTTGGTATTGCTTGCGCCGATCTGGACGGCCGTATTGGCAGTCTGCTGGGTGCTGGGCATATAGAACTCAGCGACCATCAGCATGTCGCCAGCATAGGCGGTCTTGGTTGTGTCGCCGCCGAACGAACGCCATGCGGATTGGGTGGTGGAAGTAGCCATGAATAACTCCTACGTTGAGGTGCTGCAATCTCGTAGGGAAGTCTGCCGGGACAGTTTGCAACACCGGAAAACCCGGATGACAGATACTACCCCACATCCTGCGGCTGTGCAACATACCTGAAGCTCCATCCTTTGAATGGCCCGCGCACCAGTGCCTTTCCGTCCTTCAGTGCGCGGTTTACAGTCGGCGGCTTCAGGCCCAGCTTCTCGCGCAGTTCTTGGATGCTTGCATAGGGTGTCTCTACCCCAGCAGGGTCAGTTACGATAACCGCTTTGCGGATAGCGGCCTTGAACTCCTCCGACCGCTCTTTGCCATACCAGAAATTGCCAGCGCCTGACAGTGTGCGGGAGATTTGCATTCGCTGCGCCGTAGAAATCTCACGCCCTTTTAAGGCTAGGGAACGCTTAGCGCGGGCCTCTTCAGATACAGGACGGCCTTTGCTGGCGGCGGCGATCTTGGCTATTGCTTCGGGGGTGTGCTTCCGGTCTTTGTGCGGATAGGCGCGGTTAGCCGCTGCGATCTTGGCCTTACGCTCCTCCGGCATCGTAGTACCCCAGTTAGGGTGGTTAGCGCCTGACAGGCTGGCACTAATCTTGTCGCGTACGGCCCGTGGAACCACTGTTCCTGTTTTTGGGTTGTCTGTGCCAAACACCCCCCGCATAGGCGCACCGGCATATTTTGACCAGTTAAAGCATTCATCACTGCCAACGTGTTTATCTAGGTAGCGTTGCTCCACAGCAAACAGCAGCGTTTTGTCGGCAACTTCTTCCAGCACCTCAAAGGTGAAAGCCGCCTCACCGTACTTGGCCCACGCAGCCTGCAGGTGTTTGTTGACGTGGGTGCCTGCGCGAAGTTCCTTGCGATGCCGTGCCCACCGCTGGGCCTTGTTCATGGTACTGCCAATATAGAACTTCTGTGTTACGACACAGGTAATTTTGTAAATGATGCTCATGGGTACTCCGGTGTTATTAACTGATAGTGTAACACAGAGCTAAAAGAAAAGGGGCCGAAGCCCCTTTTCTGCGTAAAAACGACGTTTTATTGTCGTTTTTAGCCGTTTCGCTTAGAACGAACCGGGACTGCCATAAACCCCGAGCGGATCGCTCACGCCAAACGAGTAGCGCTCACGAGCCTTGTAGCGAACGTTCCCTGTATCAAAGTCACCGTCCATTCCGGTAGACATGGGGGTACGAACGAAGTGCTTCAGGCCGTTGGGCACATCAGTGATCAGGAACCAAGCGTTGGTGTCTGTCAAGAAGTGGTTGACGGTATATCCATCGGGGATCGAGCCGTTGTTCTTGATGGCGTTGATGTCGTTGTCGGTAGTGCCAACACGCAGGTTGGTTTCCAGCAGACGAGTAGCAACGAACATCAAAGCAGGCGGGATCACCAGCTTCTTGGGCTTAGCAGCGATCAGCAGACCGCGCTCATCAGTCCACGCAGCGATCTGGATCACAGCGTTTTCCAACGAGGTTTCGTTCAGGTCAACACCGGTTGCGGGACGGTTGCTGTTGGTAGCACCGTTGACCAGCGGGTGGGCTGTCGAGAACAGAACCTGACCGTCACCGTAGGTGGGGCCACCAGCGAAGCCGTTGTTCAGCACATAGGCACCCTTGACTTGCTTGGTGTACGCCATACCGCGAGCCAAGCCCTTGGTGTAACGTGCAGACAGGCTATCGTACAGGTTGTCTTCCACCGCTTCTTCAGTGATGGAGAAACCCATTGCGATGGTTTCGTGGGTGTAACGTGCAGTCCATGCTTCTTGCGCGTTGTCGTAAGCGATGGCGGAACCTTCGCTCTTGACAGGGGCCGCGCCGAAACCGGCCAGCTTGGTTTCTTCTTCAAAAGAACGCTCGGAAGTCTCGATGTCGTAGACTTCCTTGTGCTCTTCGCCATAGCGGGCGTACTCCAGACCGAACAGAGCGTTCAAACCGGGCAGCAGTTCCTTCAGGAGTTGCGAACGTGAAATAGCCATTTTGCTTTACTCCTTAGACGCCAGTAGCGAGGTTGTAGGAATGCGCACCGCTGTTCCAACGAACCAGCAGTTCTGGGAATGTATCGTTTTCAGTACCGGGGACGATACCGATGATACGCATTGCCAAGGTGGCGGTAGAAGCCAGCGAAGCACCGTTGGTACCAACCACAGCGTTGACTGCGGAGTTACCAGTTGCGGTGGAACCAGCACTGAAGTTACCCAGAGCCACGTTCTTGCCGACAGCGCCAGCAGCACCGTTGGTCAGCGTACCGAAGGCTGCGGAGCCTTGGACTTGCATGACCAGATCGTAGTCATCAGCAACGTAGATGTACACGTTGGTGTAGCCGTTGGTGATGGCGTTGGCCGGAACGTACTGTGCCCAGATCGACTGACCTGTGGTGGGCAAAGTGTAGCGGCAGCCGGTCATCACACCCACAACGCCAGCGGTAGTACCGGTGGTGATGGTGGCGGTCAGGGCTTGGGGGTTGCCAGCAGCGGTGAGCTGGATAATGTCGCCGTTGAACAAACCAGCGGTATTGTTCGTAGACAGCTTGATTTCGCGGACAGAACCCGCGTAGGACTGACCACCGGTAAGCGATACCGGCTTCAGGCCATAGGGAGAAGACACTGATGCCATTTAAGACTCCTTTGTTAAGACCCGCGTCCGAATGTCACGCTGCTACGCTTCTCACTGAAGAGAGGCATACGCGGATCATTCTCGCGCATGAAGTTGTTATCCACGGACGCCATCTGGTTATCGGTTTGGTTCCGATAGTACGCAGAACGCTGTTCCATGAACTCGGCCGGGATTTTGCACAACATCAGTCCACCCACAACTACGCTGTCAGGGAAGCGGTCGTTTTTACCGCCGCTGCTGTACAGGCCCAGTTCGGGATGGGCGGATGCCTTCACAGGCTCCCAACCTTCACGCAGTTTTGCAGAAATGTTCATTGGGTCGTCATTGTTGAGCGTACTCAGACGAATCCAACGGAAAGTAAAGCCCGGCTCGGGAGTCGGATCAGGCAGGAGCGCAGGCGGTGCCCATGATTTGGCACGCTCGGTTGTTTCGCGCTTGTCCAGACTACGTGGTTGTCGAGTTTGTTCCGTCATTTCACATTCCTCATTTCTTCCGCAACCTTACGGGCGTACAGTTCCAATGGAACGCCGAGCCGCTTGGCGATATTTACTTGCGACTGCGTAAGTACGACTTTTCGGGGCGCTGTACTACGGGTCACAGGTGCTACTACATTTGAGCGGCGCTGAGTGTTCGCATCAGCATCGCTACCATTTCCGTTGTCAGAAAACTGTTCAGGGAAGCGTTCACGGAGGTCGGCATTCAGTCGATCGTAATACTGCTTGCTACCAGCCGGTACGCCTTCACTAACCAAGTCCTCATGCACCCCGAGTGCGTAAGCGGTCATCCGCTTGTTGGCACCAAACCACTGATTTTCATCACGCCATTTGGCAAGATTGTTGTCAACTTGTGCAGCGGGTTGCTGACTCTGGGCGATTTGTACCTCATTTTCTGGCTGGTGTAAAGGCGTGGGGCGGTAGTTTTCAATTTTGTCCGCCTTGATCTTTGCCACCGTCATCGCTTCTTGCGCGGCCAGCATTGCCTCGGAATCAAAAGATTCTGCAGCCTCCTTGTAGCTGCGCTTGGCCTGCTCCAGCTCGCTGGCAACCACACGCTTTGCCTGCTCCAACAGCGCGGTCTGTCCTTCCGACAGTGTTCCACGCAGTTTTTTGTTCTCTTCCACAACGACTTGGGCCAGTCGCAGGGCTTCTTCCTTCTCACGCTGTGCCGCTTCTTTTGCCCGGCGTTCTTCGTGATAGCCCTTGGTGAAGTGCTGGATGCGTTTTTTGACGCTCTCGTCGTACTTACTAAGCTCTTCGTCGGTAGGGTCTTTCGGGGGGTCGATCATGGGCTTGCGGCCGCGATCTGCCTCCGGGGTATCGTCAACAATCTCCAGTTCAGGCTCCGGCGGAGCAGCCTGCTGCTTGTTTTCCACCTCGTCGGGGAACTCGAATTCAGTCTTTTCAACTTGTGCCATGATGCCTCCTTAAACGCGGGAAATGCCGCGCGGGTCTTGCACAACCGCTTCAACGGAATCGTCGTTGACCAAACGAAATTCACGACCGTGAATCTTCATGCGCGTGCCCGTGTTGGGGCGCACGATGACGAAATCACCGATCTTGCACGAGGGGCCGGACGGGAATCGCTTCTCATCCTTGAACGCATCAGGCCCAACTTTCAAGACGAACAGCACCGGGGACAGCAGCTCTTCAAATTGGACGGTCTTGTCCGCTTTGATCAGCCCGCTATCGTACTTGTCGTCGGCCTCCGGCAGTACGCACAGGAGGTGGTAAGTGGCAGGATCAGGCAGTTGTTTTGCCTTTTCCTCTGCCGAGGTGTTCAGCACCCCGGACAGGTCTACAGCAGCGACGTTGAACTCAGTCGTCATTTTCGGCTTCCTTTAATCTACGCAAGAGGTCGGTTACTTCCATTTGGGCGGCAGCAAGACCCCGAACCTGCCCTACCAAATTTTGATACGCTGCGTAGTCGGGTGCCGACCCCGACGACAGCGCTTGTTCAATCCCAGCAATACGTTCCTCCAATTTACGCAAGAGGAGCTGGAGAATTTTGTCGTCCATCATTCAGCCTTTTTCGGTGCTGGTTTAGCCTTGGCCGCAGCGGCGGCCGCTGCTTTCATCTGTTCGAGCCGGGCCTCGTGGGCAGCCTGCGCGTGTAAGGCTTTTTGCGAAGCGGTCTGCGCGTTGGTGTGCAGGTTCAGCGCGTGCTGTTGTCCTTGCTGCTGTAGGCTCGCCAGATGCGCCTGTTGTGCCATTGCCAACTCTTGTGCGTGCTTTTGTGCCAGTTGTTGCTGCTCTTGCTGCTGTGCAGCAAGCTCTTGCGCGTGGCGCTGGGCTACCATCTCTGGCGTCTCCTGCGGCGCTTGTTGCCCCATCTTCATCTGCAGTTCTTGCGCTTTGAGTTGCAGGTCGCCCTTTGCCTTCATGGCTTTGGTGTCGGCATCCTGCTTCTTGATCTGCAGTTCCTGCATCTGCATCTGAATGATCGGGTCTTGGGCTTGCTGTTGTGCCTGCTGTTGTGCGGCCTGGGCTTGGTGCTGCTGCAAGAGCTGCACAGCGGCCTGCGCCATCAACTTGGACACCTGCGCTTCGATCTGCGGCTCCATCTCTGTATCCGGGGCGGGCAGCGTAGCACCCAACTGCTCTTGCAGTTTGACACGGTACTGGAACGCCAAGTGTTCAGCAATGTGGGCCATGATGGCGGCCTGAATCTGCTGGGCCATCGGGTTTTGCCCCAACTGTGCCATCACCATTGGGTCTTGCATCATGCTGCTGTGCACGGCAATGTGGGCATCGTGATCTTGGGCGATGAACGCCTTTGTCGGCTTGCCCGTGATCAGCGACATATTCTCCGATACCGGGTCGCGCGGCAACTGGTCGTCATCGGTCGGCACCAGCTCTTCGGCGTTCTTGATGCCCAGCACCTCCAGCATCTGGCGGTGCAGCTTGGGCAGGTTGTAAATCTGGGGAGCGCCTTGGGCCAACTGGATAGCGGCTTGGTACTGCATGATCCGCTGCGCCATCGTGGCGCTGTTCGGATCGCTGACCGGTATGACATCCACCATGTCGTAGTCGGCCTGCTTGGCTTTGCGGTCGCCTTCCTGCGGGTCGAAGCTGTATTCCTTGGGGGTATAGTCGCGGATGATCGCCTTCAGGAGCTTCAACTCCTGCTTGAAGCTGAAGTGCACACGCGCCTGCACGGCTGTCATCGTCTTGAGCTGGCGCTCCAGCAGTGCCAGCGTGGTGCCTACCGGCGCTTGACTCGACATATCGCTGATCTGCATGTCAGCGATCGCACCCAGACGGCGGCCCTCATCGGTGATCTTGTCCAGCAGCCCGGCCAGAACCGCGCTCGGTTCTTTGTACGGCAGCGGCATGATGTTGTCGCGCAGCGTACCGCTTGGAATGTCCACGTCACGGAACTCACCGGGTGCGATCGGAGTGTCATCTCCCTTGGTGCGCAGCCCACGGGTTTTCATACCGCCGGGCAGGTTGGACAGGGTGCCAGCGTCCACCAACTGGCGGATGATCGACGTTCCAGCGCGGGCGTAGCCACCGATCAGATGGATCAGGCCGATGCCGTAGGCACCGAAACCGGGGATATATGTATATTGAGCGAAGTGCTGGCGCTTGGCGAATGTGTCGTCACCCTCGTCCCAGTTCCTGCGCACCGCCAGCACCTTGGATGTCCCGCGCTCGATGGTCACCACATATGGGTGGGCCAACGCGTTCTCGTCGTCTTCACCGGTGTAGCCAGCCTTCTTGTCACCGCCGGGCAGCACGTAGTCAACGTGGAACTCCAGAATCTGGAAGCGGTCGTCTTCGTTCAGGGTGTACCCTTGCTCTTCCGCTTTCTTCTTCTCGATGTCCGTGTGGAACATCACCGGCTCGCCCAAGTCCACGCTACGGTAGAACCCAGCGGCCTGCAGCCGCTTGATCTCGTTCTTGGTCTTGCGCATCATCTGCGTCAGGCGCTCTGCCGTGAACGCATCGGACGTACCGTACGGCAGGATGATGTCTTCGGCTTGCACAAACACACTCGTTTGCCGTTTTTTGGCCGGGTCGTAGTAGACCTTCTTGAACGCCGCGCCGCCCAACCCGAGGTTGAACAGCATCTTCTCGTGCTCCGGGCGGAACTCCGGCATCTCTTCGGTGAGCTGGAAGTTCATGTCTTCAGCCACGCGCTCGGCCGCGTCTTCCTTCTCCGGTGTCTGTGCCCCGATGATCTCTGTGAGCACCGGGCCTTTGGCCGGAAACGTTTCAAGAATCGTATCAGCTTGGAACCGAATTGCCGCTTCGGTGAGGATCGTGGAGTACACGCCGCACGCGCCCGACCAAGGCTCGGTGCGCTCCTCGTACTTCATCCCCAGCACCTCCATCCCCTTGACGAACATCTCAACCCAGTCGCGGCGGCTCATCACGTCTTGGTCAAACAAGTCCATCAGGTCGGAGGAAAGGGTCTGCAAGTCGGACTCGGAAAGCGTTTCAGCCAAGTTCTCACCAAAGTCGCCTTTTTCAGCCGGTTCGGTAGCATCATCCTCCGGCTCCCCGGCCAGAATTATGGTTATGCTGCCTTCCGCGTCGGGTGTCATGCTGTCTTCTTGCAGGCCCAACGGTGCTTGGGAAAGGGCGGCGGTCATGGAATTTGAGGCCATACGGGTTCCTTAATAGTACGCGCGGTTACGGCGGCGCTCGAATGGCTCGCCATCATCGTCGGATTGTAGGCGGATGAGGCCGCCTTGTCGAAAGCGCATGAGCGCCTGCGAGCAGCAGTCCACCATTTCATCGTGCTCGCCGTTGGGGAACTCCGCAATCTCGTCCATCACCGCGTGCGCCCAGCGCCTATCAGGACACCACACCATGCCGGACGCGAAAATGTCAGCGACCGAGTTCAACCGGGCGCGTTTGTCCGCTCCCCGGCTGGGCGTGTACTCCCCCACCGGGATGCCTATCGCGCGGAACTCCTGAATCAGCGGTGCACCGGCCGCTTTCTTCTCGATGATGGTCAGGTCGGGCTTCCACTCCTTGTAATAGTCCAAGGCGAACTTCTTCAGCTCTGGAAACTCCTTGCGGCCCGTCCACGCGTCCAGCAAAATCAGCTCATCGCGGTTGTTTTTCTCGTTCCAGAAGATTCCCCAGCTTTGAACGCCGCTAGGGTCGGCAGATTCCTTGGCGGTGTGCGCTGTATCCCAGCTATGCAGGATGATTGAGCACGGCGGCGGGTCTTCTTTGTCCCAAATCTTCCACCATTCGCGCTTGACGATGGCTCCTTCCTCAGAAGTTGGCTCCTGCATGTACTGCGCGGCCCAAAATTGAGGAAACATGCCCGCTTTTTTCCCCAAAAGTTGTTCTACGGGCCATTGTTCGGGCCAAAGTGAGGCTCCAGAGGGCAAAATCGCCGGAAAACGCACCTCATTCCACGGTAGGGAGTCCGAATTGTTCTCCGCCCACTGCAACGCGCGACCGATTGGGTCTTTTTTACCCCACCGGGTGCCGATCATGATGATCCGCCCGCCCGGCATCAGTCGCTGGAGGGGGCCGACTTGCATGTATTCCCATGCTTGGGCGAAGGTTTTGTCAGGATCGGAGGCAAGAACGGCCTGTTCAGATACCAAGTCATCCCCGATGAGTAGGTGTGCGCCGTGGCCTGCCACGTTTGCCCCGATACCGATGGCAAGATACTTGCCACCCAGCGTTGTTGACCAGTTGGAAGCAGCGGACTTATCGCGGGCGACGACTGTATCTGGAAAAACTTCATGGTAAATGTCCGAATCTAGTAAGTTGCGCACCTTGCGGCCGAAGTCAGCCGACAGGTCGGCCGTGTGCGTCACCATCATGATGTGGTGGCCGGGGTTGTGGCCGAGGTACCAAGCCACGAACAAGTAGGCGATCGTCTCGGACTTGCCGAACCGGGGCGGCATCGAGACGGTCATGCGCAGCTCGGTTCCCGAGTTGACGTTGTGCAGCAGCGGGCGCATGTGCCGGTGGTGCGGCCCCTCCTTGAATCCGGGGTACACGAAGTGGCAGAACTTCAGGAAGTCCGCCTTGGCCCCGGCGCGGGCCATCTTGCGCTCCAACTCTTCGAGGTCAAGCAGCAACTGCTCCTGCTCATTGCGCGGCAGATTTGGTAGTGCCGCCAGCAGGATGTCGATTTCTTGCGGAGTTAGCGCATCCGCGTTGAGCTGCATCAGACTTTCTTCGAGATGCCGTAGCCCTTGTAGCCGTTGATGCTGCCGCCTTTGGCGTAGCCCTTGGTACTACGGCTGGCACGCGCTTTTGCTACTTCGGCGTCCTCTTCGGCCATGTTGGCACGCTTGTCGTCGGCAGCCTTCTGATTCTTCATCGTTGCCGCTGTCGGATTTCCAAGCGAGTTGTTCTCGTCAGTCAAACGAAAAGCGTCTTTGAGCGACGGGGGGCTTTCTTTGATTCCCATATCAATCCTTCGGGGTTACGGTTTCTATCTCGACCACCTTTGGAATAAGGGTCGCCAGTCGGGCGGCGGTTGCCCGCACACGCGCCTGCAACTCCTCGGAGGTCGCGTCGATTTTCTTGATTTCCACACGTTCTGTAAAGCTGCCAATCTCGGTCAGCTTGCCCAGCAGCTCAATGGCCTTCAGACGTATGCGTGCATCGGGGTGTTTGGACTCTTCAAGGAGCTTGGCTACGACATAGCCGCGCATCTCCTTGGCCTGCTCGACGTAGGCCCAGTCGTACTCGCTGAGCATCCCAGCAAGATGTTTCACAGCTTGTGGCACGCGTAGCGTGGCAACGGCCTTCTTCTTTTCGGCGTCTGTCAGGTCGGGGTTTGTCACGGCGGCGAATGCCTGCCGCGCGGCGTCCTTCTGGTTGTCACTCACCACGGTAGTGGTGTCCACGGCGTCGAGCCAGTGGGCGGTGGTGGCCTGTGCGTCCAGCAGTTCTGTGGTGTCCATGTCTTCGAAGTCATCGAAGTCAGGATTAAGTAAGTGTTCCAACGGTTTCATCGCAGCCTCTGGTAAGTGGCGTTGGCGTATGGTACCATTCTGTCACGGCATCGCAAGCCGTCTTGCTTTATGTCATCTCCCTGACTTCCGGGTTGCCCCCGGACTTACCCCCCAGATCGCAAGGTCTGGGGGTTATTTTTTGCCCAAATAGTTGACAATTTTTGTCGGAAAATTTTATAAAAAATTTTTGGTATGTACTAGCTTAATTTTTAAGCAAAAACGGTAAGAACGGGTGCGGAATAGTGTTTTACGCGCGATGCACAGGGCCATCAAATCTTGGGGGGTTGGGGTAGGGTGGGTCAGCCAGCCCCCGATTTAGGGACATCAAACACCCCAAATAAACACGGATTGATGTAATAAAGGCATGAATTGAGGGTTCAAAGGGACATATTGTCCCTACTCTTTGGTTCATTACTGGAGATTTATTATGTCTATCGCTATCCAAGTCAATGCTATTACCACTGCTATCAACCAAATGGTTGATGGGTTCCTATCCTTCGATGATGCCTGTGCAAAGGTGCGGGCCTATCGTGCGGCCGAGCAACTCGACGCGGACACCGCCCGCGAGTACATCCAAGTTGCCTTGCTTGCCAAGAAGCCAGAGTATCGCAAGCAGGTTACAGAGAATGGCAAGCCCGCTCAGGACAGCGCATTCAAGAAGGCCGTGACCCGCATGATGAGCGCTACAGACCCAGACAAGGGCGCTGTTGCCGAGCAAACCGGCGCAGTGACCAAGGCTGGCAAGAAGCTCAGCGCTGACCAGAAGGCGCTGAAAGAGTACATGGCAACCATCGTTGCAGAGTTGATGGCTCAGGGCTGGACCAAGACTGATATCAAGGCTGCCATCTAATTACTAGGGACACAATGTCCCTAGTATCTTGCGCTGTATATGTTAGTGAGCGCTTACGTTCGATGGGGGCTGGCGGGTTCCACCGTCTCGCCGCTCCACATCGCCCATTCCTTTTACTGCGATACGTTTAGGAGAATCTCATGCTGACAACCCGCACCATCTTCTATCGCAAGATGTTTCGCAAAGCCATGCGTTCCTTCCGCTTCTGGCGGGCACAGGGCGCAGAGACGCGGCACTACAAGGACGAGGCACGCGCCATGCTCATCGCATACCGTGATGCCAAGCTACACAACCTGTGACTTGTCACAGTCGCGCGACCCGTAACAGAACCCGTGTGACAACCAACTCTCCGTGCCTTGCGTGCAGGGCATCGGGGGCGACTTGCCCATAACCCTAGGGACACATTGTCCCTACCTCTAGGAGATTGACATGACACAACTACGCACCATCAACCGCAGCAACCACTACCTCGGCATCCTTGCCAAGCTGCAGTCCGAACGCGAGGCCCGTGAGATAGCCGACTCACTCAACCCACCCGTTGCTGCAACCCGTTGCGGCGGCACATACCAGACCCATTACTTTGGTGACGTACGTATTACGTACAAGCGCAGCCGCGCAGCAGTCATGATTCGCTTTTCTTACTAGGGACTAACTGTCCCTAGTACATATACCTAAGATTTGACAAACCCGATTTGTACTAGGTGTCATGTTGCGGTAGGTTGGGTACCATCTAAGGCGTTTACCCAATGAAATCAACAACTTAGCGATTTCAAACGCCCCTACACACACATATACATAATACAGATATATATGAGAGAGTGTATATATACATATATGTGTGTCTATCTATAAATATATGTTTGTATCGAAAAATGAATTTTCTGTGGCTGTTGTTTTCGCCGGAATTTCGGCCGGCACCGTGCTATACTCATATGCCAACCACTGAAAGGACTCAAAAATGGCTGATTTACGCACCATCATGCTCGAACAGGGCGTGTCACCCCACACTGCGGAGGCTGTTCTACTAGCCTACACCGCTGCTCGTAAGCAACGCAAGGAACCAGACGCCATCTGGAGCGCTCTGCTTTCCAAAGCCAAGGCCGCTCGATTGAACATCACGTCCAATCGACCCAAGCGCGTAGGCAACCCCGTTGCACCCTTGTATGAGGAATACTACGATCTTATATGCAGCGCCATTGCCAAGATCGAGGAGGCATCGCTCCTCCTACTAGACGACGGCAAGCCGGTGCAGCCAAAGGATTTGGAGGCCAAGCGTGCCCAGACAAACAAGCGCCGCGCGGAAGAAGGCAAGCCCTTGCTAGCCGAGTGCATGGCTGACGCATGGCACACATGGATCGCACCCCAGACACGCGCCGACTTCCAAGAGAAGGTGCGCCAGTTCTACGCCAACAGCAACGCCACCCGCAAGGGCGGGCGCTTCACCCCATTCGTACTGCAGGCCGACAAGACCTCACTCACGAATGCCACAAACAAACTGTTGCAAGACCTGACGGAGCATCGTACCTTGCACAAGATGCCCGAGGCACCGGACAACGGCAAGGCATGGGGCAGCACCCGCTACTCCGCGCTTCAGCTTCGCATGGTGGCTGAAGGGTTCAAAGAACTGCGCTTGTATGGTGAGGCCGTGCGCGATGGGCGCATCGACCCGCTGATTGACCCGCCGCCCAAGGACTGGCGGATGCTGTTGCCCGGCGACTTCCGTGCCCGCTTGCGTGCCGCTGATGCGAACCCGCCCGCCACTGAGCTGACGGACTACGAAGAGCGGAACTTCTTGGCGGCATAGCACCATGCCCCGCAGCGACACTATCTTTAGGGTGACTTCAGGCGCTTTCGGTAGGCTGAAGTTTCACAACGTGCCCGATGAGTTGCTGGACTTCAAAGACCCGGACGGGCGTTTGAAGAAAGCCAGCCGCAACCTGCACATCTACCCACGCTATATAGGCGCACAGCCGTGGGACACGGACATTGACTTGCTTAACAAGCTGCGTTGGTACGTCAACGGGCTTAAGCAGTCATGAATCGAACTAGGGACACATTGTCCCTACCCGTCGCCAGTCGGTTACTGGCAAATCAAAGGAGATTGACATGACAACAAACCGACGCCCCACGTACCGCGTGAACTCCGTCACCCTCAAAGACGGACGCTACCTGCGCTTCTCGCACCGGTTCAATACTTGGCAAGTCCTTGATCGTGTGGGTAACTGGCGCAACGTGCGCCCTGAACTGGCCCGCTGCTATGCGGCAGCAGGGATGATGATTGGGGTGCAGGTATGACCAGCAAAGCCTTCATCGCAAACCTGCTTGCCCTCGCCAGTATGCCTCGCATACTGGACGACGATGAGCAATACGATGCACTGCAAGAAACACTTCATTCTGCTCACGTCGATGCGTACTGGGAAGATCGGTATGAGCGCGAGTGGGAAGAAGAACAGAACGACTGGGAGTAGCACGCCTATCACCAGTCATGAAAGCGCCGCCAAGAGCGCACGGTTAACGCTGTTAACCGCTACGGCCGCCTGTCCGCCACAGGCACAACAACGAGGCATAGACCTCATGGAGATTGACATGAAAGATCGTTCCTTCCCAACTATTTGGGCACAAGCTGTTCGCGCCATCAACCGCGTCAACCGCTATCAGTATTTTGTCGAGACGGATACCTACGCCTACGGCCCACACAAATGGTGGCTTAGTATCACCCACGCGTTCGACCTACACCCTGTGGTCGCCCACATCGTAGGTACCGAGATGATACGCCCCATCGACTGGCAACTGCTGTTGCTGGAGTGGCCGCACGTCAGCACTGATGACGACAGCCAGATCGCCTACACACGCAACGAGGCCGCTGGCCGTGACTTCATCGACAACGGCAGTCGCCGTCAGACCCGCACGTCTATCGGCAAGTACCTAGCTCGCCACTGGCCCCATGTGGCTGACCATGTGCGCCGTGATTGGGCTGGCCGACACGCAGCCAGCGTGTGCGAGATTTGGGATACCAAGGAGGGCATCATCAGTGGTGTCGAGCTTGGCCCACGCTCGTGCATGAAGTCAACCTATGGCAGCATCCCGTTCAGCAGCGGCGACAACGCAGCGTTGGTGCAGTATCGTGCTGGCAACTGCGAGTCCAGTGACGTAGCATGGGACTACCACCCCTACTCGGTGTATGACCCCGCACTCGGCTGGCGCATGGCAGTGCGCTTGGAGAAGGGCAAGCCTGACCTCGTGCTGGGTCGTGCGCTGGTGCACACAGAGCAGAAGACGTTCGTGCGCAGCTACCTGCGTGGTGAGACGGAGAGCAGCACATCGTACACAGACGAGAAGCTCGAAGCATGGCTGCGTGAGCAGGGCTACAACAAGGCTGACGGCTGGGTGTTCGGTACCAAGTTCGCCAAGGTGTCGCACCCCAGTCAGGGCGGATACATGATGCCGTACATCGACGGCGGGTATCGCAACTGCGAGGAGGATGGCAACTACATCGTGCTGGTGCGCCGTGGTGGCTACTGCTGTGACAACACAGACGGTACGTTCGACAACCGTGAGGCGATGGGTGATTGCGAGGACTGCGGCGAGACTGTGTATGAGGAAGATGATGACCGCATCTGGGTTGGCCGCAGCGAGGATCGCCTGATCGGCGGTGCGTGTGGTTGCGCCAACAACTATCGCTGGTCTGAGGGCTACCGTGGCGAATACTATGTGCACGAGGATGATGTGATCGTCGTTGGTCGTACAAACTACGACCAGACTAGCTTGCCTGCGTGCATCAGGGAGCTGCATGATGGAGAGTACGCACACGAGGACGACTGCGTGTACATCGAGAACTGCGATGCGTACTACCTGTACGATGACTGCGTGAGGTGCGAGACTGACGACGACTACTACGTCAATGATGACGACGAGATCGTTGAGATCGACGGCAAGTATTACCGCAAGGATGACGACGAGGTAGTCAAGTGCGCTGACGATGAGTACCGCATGAGGGACGAGTGCTGGCAGTGCGCATACAGCGAAGAGTGGTACCCCGATGAAGATGACGGCGTAGATGTCGCGGAGGGCAAGTATCACCCCGACTCGCTGCGCGAGATGGCAGACAACGCTTAACAACCAAGGAGAATGACAATGACTAGCAAACCTACTACCCCTGTTGTGGCATACGCACCGTACGTCAAGCCCAAGTATGAATACTCGCACCTACCGCTGGTAACAGCGGGGGATGTGCCCAGCACCATGCTGATGCAGACACTGCACCGTGCGCTCAGCGTCAAGCGTGACCACGGTAGCATGAGCGAGGCGCGGTTCGTGGCGTGGCTGGTGAACCGCCTGCCCGTGACGATGATCGACGGCGCTGGCAACGTGCACGTTGACTTGCGTGAAGGCCCACACCACCGCACGATGTTCACAAGCCATACCGATACTGTGCATCAGGGCGGTGGGGCCAATAACATCAGGCTCGATGCGAGTCAGCAGTCACGAATTGTTTGGCGTGCCGATGAGGGTGCCTGCCTTGGTGCAGATGATGGTGCCGGTGTTGCGCTCATGATGCACATGATCGACCGCAAGGTGCCGGGCTTGTATGTGTTCTTCCGTGGCGAGGAGTGTGGTGGCCTTGGCTCTAGCTGGATGGCCGATGACTTTCCCAAGTGCCTCAAAGACATTGACCGCTGCGTGTCGTTCGACCGTGCTGGCTATAGCGATGTGATCACCCATCAGGGTGGTGCGCGTTGCTGCTCCGATGCGTTCGCACTTGCGCTGGCTGATGCGTTGACCACGATGGACATGACGCTGGCCTTCTCGCCCAGCAATGCGGGTGTGTTCACCGACAGCGCCAATCTCGTGTACAAGGTAGCTGAGTGCACCAACGTCAGCGTGGGCTACAAGCATCAGCATGGCGATGGCGAGTGGCAAGATGTCAGCTTCCTGCAGCAGCTTGCTGACCAACTCTGCCTCGTTGACTGGGATGCGCTGCCTGTCGAGCGTGACCCCAGCGTTGCACAGCCTAAGTACAAGTACACAACCGGCATCTATGATCCGCATGGTGCGTTCGCAGCCGACTACTGGCCTGAGCAGAAGGCAGACAAGGTAGCCAACACCGGCGACGAGTACAAAGACTTGCTGATCGAGGCGCTATGGGATGCCAGTGTGGGTATGTACTTCTCACTCAAAGAGATCGTGTCCGCATGGATGTGCCCCGAGGAGCCGTCTACCTACCGCCATCTGATCGACGGCAAGCGTATGTCCGACATTATGTATGAGCAGTTCGCCGTTGGCCTGACCGATGGCACTGACACATACGAAGAAGTGTTGGACATCCTTACCGAAGACCTGACACGTAGCTAATCTTAGGGACAAGCTGTCCCTACCGCCGCCAGTCGGCCACTGGCATTCTTAGGAGATCGTTATGAAATTGTTCAACCCGTTCAAAGCACCTAGCGCAACACATCTTGCGGTACAGGAATTAGAAGATGCCAAGCGTGAACTGCTTGCATCCCTGAGCGCACAGGAGTACGCCACGGCAATGGTTGCGTACAACACCGACCGAGTGCGCCGCCTGTCGGCCACCGTGTCTTCCAGCAGTCATGATTTTTTGGAAGGAGAAGTGAAGTGATGGACTGGATTGACTGCGTGGTCATCACGCTCGCTGGGCTGTACGCCCTTGTCTTAACCATGATGGAGCATTTCAAATGACACTGGATGACTTTGACAACGCGGTTGCGTTCATTCTCGAACGCGCCGACGACAACGGCATTGAAGAGTGGTATACGACAGACAGAAACATACTGAAAAGCATACTGAACGATATGCGCGAGTGCTATTACGGCGAGGAGGTGCAGCGCCGCACCGATTTTGCAGAGTACCAACGGCTGAAAGCCATTTTTGAAGGAGAAGGCAAATGATCGAAGTAACTTTTACTGAACTCGCCCTGCTTGTCTGGGCGCTACTCGCAACGGCATACGCCCTGCGCTACCGGCACGAACGCTCGATGCTCAGCCGCATCCTGCAGCAGCTCACTGAAGACCCCACGCTGTACGCACAGTTGCGGGACGGCTGGGAATCTGTACGAAAATCTTTTGTCAAGAGTTGAACTTTTACTGCTATAATCACAGCACAACACATTTACCGGAGAAAATGACATGAGCAAAACCCTACTTTCTGCACGCCAAGTTAAGACCTAAAGGTGTTGACACCTTTGGCAAGACGTTGTACATTGAGGCTTTAAGGAACAGCTATGGCACAACCTTGCGGAAAAGACAACACGGCCTACAAACATGGATTTGCGGTGCAGGGCAAGCGCCCTGCAATATATTGGCACTGGCGACACATGATCGCTAGGTGCCATGAGCCACGCTCCAAGGACTACCACAAATACGGTGCGCGAGGGATTGTCGTGTGTGATCGTTGGCGCTACGGGGAGGACGGTGTTAGCGGCTTTGTCTTGTGGTTGCAAGACATGGGGCCGAAGCCGTATCCCGGAGCATCAGTAGACCGTAAAGACAACGACAAAGGGTACGCACCAGACAACTGTAGGTGGGCCTCGGTACACGAGCAGGCAAACAACCGCAGAACCAATGTGCTTGTAACAGCTTTCGGGCAAACAATGACCGTTGCACAATGGGCACGCACGCTAGGGATAGGGCCAAAGACTATCGGCTACAGGCTACGGCAAGGCGCTTCGCCGGAAGAAGCACTTATGAAAAAACCGCATCGCGGAACTAAACTTAAATCGAGATCGACATGAGCAAGACATTACTTTCATCCCGTCAAGTTAAGCAGCTTATCAAGGCTGTTGGTAACAAGCGAACTGTGCTGGTAGAAGGGGAGGCAGGCTGTGGCAAGACATCCATTCACTACGCGCTGAAGGCCGACCCTCAGTTCGCCAACTACTACGCGCCCAAGCCCATTGACTGCACGCAGTTGAGCGATGGCTCCATCGTGATGCCCGACATCGACCGCAGCCGTGGCGTGGCGCGTGAGCTGCCCAACGAGCGCTTGGGTGTGAGCGACGAGAACCACTTGGGCACCAAGGATGCGACCCCTGTGCTGATGTGCTTCGATGAGATCGCCAAGTCTCGTCAGTTCATCAAGGACACCATCGCACCTATCGTGTACGAGCGGCGCATCGGCAACTACGTCATGCCCAATGGCAGCGTGGTGTTCGCCTGTACCAACCTGAGCGAAGAGGGTTTGGGCGACAGCCTTGCTGCACACCTGCGCAACCGCTTGGTCATCGTCGGTATGCGCAAGCCTACCAAGGACGAGTGGGTGCAGGACTTCGCCATCCCCAACGACCTCAACGAGAACGTCATAGCTGCGGCTGAGATGTACCCGATGGTGTTCAACTCGTTCATGGACTATCGCCCCGGCGGTCAGTTCGCAAGCAAGCAGTTGCGCAAGGACAACCCGTACATCAGCGACCCCGCTGACGCAGGACAGGAGCAGGTGGTCACACCTCGCTCGCTGCACGCAGCCAGTGATCTGGTCGATCAGATGGCGCACGTTGACAACCAGACGCTCCAAGCTGCGCTGGGCGGCACAGTGGGCGAGCCGTTCGCAGCCAACATCATGTCGATGATCCGCTTCGGTGAGAGCCTGCCTGCATTCGACCGCATACTTGCCGACCCCGAGGGTAGCCCGCTGCCATCCAACCCCACTGCGCAAGTGGTACAATGCTTTCAGTTCCTCACGCAAGTGAAGGACAAGGAGGCAGCGGAGCAGACCAGTATCTACGTGCAACGGATGCGTGAAGAGATGCAATCTCTGTTTGTCAACTGTGTTGTTAACAGCACCAAGATGGACAAGTTTGCATTGAGCAAGACGTTTGGTTCTGCCCTTGCCAAGAATCGACAGTACCTTGGTCAGTAAGGAGGCGTCATGGCTGAGTTTATCTTTCGCCCAGAAGAGGGCTATATAGATCGCGTGTTCAAGAACGGCACGGTGCGCACGCGTGTAGGAACAGACACCGGTAGCGGCCACCTTGTCGTAAACACACGCGGTGGGAAGAAACTTGTGCACCGTTTGTTGTGGGAAAGTGTACACGGGTCAATTCCTAAAGGGCTTGAGCTTGACCACATCAACGGAAACAGAAAGGACAACCGTATCAGCAACCTGCGCTTGGTCAGTCGCAAGCAGAATGCCGAGAACCGTAGCAAGCCCCATAAGGGCAACACCAGTGGGGTGAAGGGGGTATCTTGGTACAAACGCTACGCGAGGTACGTTGCACAGATTTGCGTAAATGGCGAACGGATTACGTTGGGGTACCGCAAAACTTTGGAGGAAGCGCAAGCGCTTTACGCCGAGGCTGCTGCGAAGTACCACACCCACAATCCGTCAGCAGATAGCGGGAGCATCTGATCATGCAAGTCATTACGTTTGGCGGGCGCAAGTACAAGCCCATGCTTACGAATGATGGCAAGCTCGACGTGCGTACCGCTGTGGCATACGGCCCCGCTGGCAGGGGCCAGTTCATGCTCACTGTGTACGTGCGTTGCCACTCGCAAGGCGCAGGCAGCCGAGGCGGAGAGATACAGTGCGTGGACATCAACGTGATGCGCGAGATGGTACCCAACACGATCACTGAAGCTACCCAACTAGCGAAGCTGACCTTCATGTGCAATGTGATGGCAACCAAGTGCAACACGGACTACAGGCTGCGCCTGCCGATAGCGACGCGACCGACACCGAAGTATTCACGACCAAAGAAGGAGGTGACCAAGCCTATGGGCATGTTCTTTGATGAGTACGAAGCACAACTTAGAAAGGAGATGGAGAATGGCATACAAAGACCTTAAACCGGAGCAGAAGATCGTGGCAGTGCACACGGACTTCATGCGCCACCCCGACTTCGCCATACTTGGCGGGGTCACACAGATCGGCAAGGTGCTGATCACTGACTTGGTGCCCACTGCAGGCACCGATGGCGAGGACGTGCTGTACAACGCCGAGTTCATCAAGGACATGACGCGCAAGCAGTTGCGCTACCTTGTTGGGCACGAGGCTATGCACAAGGCGCTGCACCACTGCACTGAGTACATGCACCTGAAGAAGAAGCACCCGCAGGAGTTTGCTATGGCAATCGACTACGTGGTGAACTGGCAGCTTGAGAGCATGGACACAGCCAAGGAGAAATTCTTGGAGCGCCCGACCAACGTGCCCCCGCTCATTGATGACAAGTACGCCAACATGAGCGTGCCTGAAGTCATGCGCAAGCTGTTGCAGAACCCACCGCCACCACAGCAACGCCCGCAACCGATGGACGAGCACATGGACGGCAAGCCCATGTCCGTTGACTCTAGCGAAGCCGCCGATGGCAAAGACCTGAAGACGCGCATCGAGGATGCCGTGGCGCAGGGCGCTGTCGTGGCCGAGCAGTTGCAACAGATGCGGGGTACTGCCCCCGGTGACAACGCACTGTCGGGATTCCGTGAGCGCAAGACAGACTGGCGTGGCCCGCTGCGCAAGTTCATCGCTGAGATATGCGAGGGCGATGACCAGTCACGATTTGTGCCGCCCAACCGCAGGCTGTTGCCGCTGGACATCATCATGCCGAGCCGCTTCAGTGAGGCAACCGGTGAGTTGATCGTGGCGTGTGACACATCGGCATCCATGCACGGGCTGTACCCAATCGTGTTCGGTGAGATCGCCCGCATCGCACAGCAGATGCAGCCCGAGCGCGTGCGCGTGCTGTGGTGGGATACGCGTGTGGCAGGTGATCAGGTGTTCGCCCCCAAGGACTACGCCAACATCGCCAAGCTCATGCACCCACGAGGCGGAGGGGGAACCACTGTGTCGTGCGTGGCGGGCTACATCCGCGACAAGCGGTACAAGCCCAAGGCGACGATATACCTGAGTGACGGGTACGTGGAAGCGAAGTATGAAGTTGCACCGGGGAATGTCTTATGGGGCATCTGCGGCAACACCAACTTCCGCCCCATCCGGGGCAAGCTGCTGCGCATTGAGGAGGTGTGATGTGCAACATCTCGAAATCGACCGCATCTCTATCTTTGATGCAATGGGGAATCTTATGGCAACAATGAATAGGCCGCCGTGGATTTCCCCCGGCGATCAGATGGCGGCAGCAGCCGCCATGAACGGCAACAGCTTGGTGCCCCTGCTCCAAGGCAAGCTCATCCGTGCGACAGCGGGCGGTGTCGAATGGGACATGAGCAAGGAGTGGTATGGGCGTGAGCTGACGCAGTACGTGGTGCGCAAGACGAACTGGACGAAGGGCTACACAGTGCAGTTCTTCTTCGCCACCGTTGACGGGCAGCCCGCACGCATCCACGAGTTCACCTTGTGGCTCGATGAGAAGCACACGCGTGATGAGGTCGAGCAGGCAGCGCAGGTGTACATGATGACACTCAACATGAGGAGGGTCGAGTGATGGCGATAACGAAAGAGCAGTTATTGGACAAGTTTGAACGCATGTGCAAGCAGGCGCATGACGAAGCAAGTATGGTAGGAGACTTCCAACGTGCGAAAGAGATCAGACGGTATTACGAAGAAAGGAAATATGACATGGACAACGACATGATGAACAGTATCTTGGGACAGACACTGACAACGGGCATTGGTATGGGGCAGCTTGGTGTCAGCAACGGGCTGGTCAATGCGTCCAGCACCAGTAGTATCTACCAGAACGCGTTGTTGCAACAAAACCAATTCACGCAGGCAGCTACGCAGGCGTCAGGACTGATGGACTTCTTGCCGGAGTTCGGCGTGCTGTACCTGAACAACAAGGAGCTGCCTGCGGATTGGGCGGGCGCAAAGGTAACCGAGTTCAAACGCTTAGTTGCACGCGAGAACTGGCATGTGCAGTTCCTTAGCAAGTGGGACAAGGCGTTGGTGATCAACCTGTATCTTGACATCGAAGAGTACAACGGAAAGGAGGTAAACGAGATGGCCGCTACCTACATGGAAGCGCTCAATCAACGGAGGATGGGGTAGCTTGCTTAACCGACTGATAGATAAATTTTTTCGTAGTAACTAAGGAGAGATGACATGAGCAATTTCAATTTGAATTCCGTCGCAATGCTTTGTGAGTTCAACGCCAGCGTGTGGACAGCACGCAAGCTGGATCGCAAGAAAAGCGATGACGTGGTGAACGGTGCAGGTGCCAAGGCCAAGGGCGCTGCGCGTGTGAACAAGAACCTGCTGGCCGGTCGTGGTGAACTGGAGGCAATCGGCTCGCTGGTGGGTGAGGCTCGCACCTATGTGTACGAGAACACAACGCCGTGGTCTGACGCAGGCCAGCGACTAATCATCACAGCACGTTTGCCTAAGTTCGATACCCGCATCGAGGACTACAAGAGCAGGTTCAATCTGCTGGTTGACGACTTCGTGAACCTGTACCCGACACTCATCACGGCGCAGGCAATGGCGCTGGGTGATATGTTCGACCGCTCCGAGTTCCCCTCGGCCAGCGAGATTCGCCACAAGTTCGCTATGTCGTGCGACTACATCCCAGTGCCCGCCGCTGGCGACATCCGTGTGGACATCGGCAACCAAGCGCAGGACGAGCTGCGTGCACGACTGGAGGCAACCAGCAACACGCGACTCAACAAGGCTATGGCTGACGTGACCGAGCGCTTCGTGGGCCACCTGCGCCGCATGGCCGACCGCCTTGTGACCGAGAAGGACAAGAACGGCGAGGACAAGAGCCGCCGGTTCACCGAGACGCTGGTGTCCAGTGCCTTCGAGCTGTGCGACCTTGTGCGTGACTACAACGTCACGGGCGACCCGGTGCTGGGTGAGGCACGCAAGGCGCTGGAGTCTGCGCTGACAGGCGTGACGGTGGTCACACTGCGTGATGACCCAATAAAACGCGAAGAGGTGCGCGTGGCTACCAACACCATCCTGAGCAAGTTCAAGTTCTAACCAAGGAGAGATGATATGAAACTCGTTAAGTACCAGAAAGAAGCAATCGTCAAAGCCATCATGGCAGACGTACCCCGTGTAGATGAGAATGCCCGCATCAAGGAGGTGCAGCAAAAGCTCGTGGCGGCTATGTCGAAAGAGGCACAGACGCTGTACGCCGTGCGACCCAAGGCGCTGCGCACGCAGTGGCTGGCAAGCTATGACATCAACACGGATCGGCGCGGGCAGGACTTCATCGTGGGCGATGCGGACGTGGATAAGGTCATCGCCGTCTACAAGGAAGAGCAGAACGTGCGCAGCAAAGCACACAACAAGTTGAGCATGGCTGTCCACGCCTGCACCACGCTGAAGCAACTGCACGACCGCCTGCCTGAGTTCAAGAAGTATTACCCGACTGAGGCGCAGCCCAACAAGAATGTGCCCGCGCTCATGGATGTGGCAGCAGACCTGTGCAAACTCGGCTGGCCCAAGAAATGAAAATCAAAGTAACTGGATTCTTCTTCGAGAAGAAGTGGGTTGCGGTGGTGCGTAATCTTGACGACATCGCATACTCCGGTAGCAACATGACTAAACGCGTGCTGGATCGCTACGAGTTCCCGGCTGATTCGATGAGCAAGAAGCAGCGGGACAAGTTCAAACTGACAATGCGCAAGATGTGGGAAACCCGTATTCAACTGGAGCAGTCATGATTCCGACAAATTTATTGCAGTGGAGTAAGGACGGTGTGTTGCAGCAGTGGTGGGTTCAGCCCTCCTTGCTGCGCTACTCACCGGCAGAAGTGGAGGCCATCGCATGGGGCGGTGGCGAATGGCGTGACATACCAAAGGAGAAGTGAGATGAGTAAAGCAAAAGTGATCCATGAGTACCTCCAGTCGCATCCCGATGCGCTGGTGGCCGACATCGCAAAAGCGACAGGCCTAGTCAACAGCGACATCGCAGCGCGGCTGTGTGGGCTGCGGGACAAGGGCATAGCGGTGTCCACGGAGGCAGGGCGCAGCCTGTCCAACCGGCCCATCCTGCGCTGGTCGCTGACCGGCAAGACGTTCGACAAGCCCAAGCCTCGTGAACCTAAGCAGAAAGAATACGTATCCTCACAGCCGAACATCAGTCTGGATGCGTTAGTGGAGAGCATGGCCGAGGGGCTGGTGGCGGCGCTGGTGCAGAAGGTCAAGGCCAAACTGCCCGCCGCACTGGCCGGTGTCACGCCTGCGGCACACCTCACGCTGCCCGCTCCAGCCCCTGCGGCGGTGGCGCTACCTGCGCCTGAGCCCACCCCCGCACCACGCACCTACAAGCCCGTCATCGGCGTTGTGGGCCTTCTGCCGCAGCAAGCCGGGGCGTTGCAGGAGAAGTTCGGCGGGTCACTGGACATCCGCTTCTGGAACGATGGCGACGACAAGGGGCGGCTGCGCTCCATTGCCGACAACTGCGAGGCTGTGTTCCTGCACACACGCCACGCCGGGCACCATACCGACCAGATGCTGAAGACCTACAGCGCCAACCTGCGCCGCGTGACCGGCGGCACGAGCAACATGGAGGTGGCGATCCGTGGGTACTTTGTGAATAAGGAGACAGCGAAATGATCGAACGTGTTTTCTATGCCGTGACGTGGACGCTTGGCCTGATCGGCGCACCCATCGTCTTCCTCGTGTACCTGTTGGATTGGAGTAAATGATGCCGCAATTTGGAGTAAACACAACCCTTGAGGTGCATCTGTGTGAGGATGCACATGACGCCACTAAGCGTGGCTTTTTCTACCGCCCGCCTATCTTTCTGCCGATTGAGATCGACAAGGTTGTGGTGGTGGATAAAGGCACAGTGGATGGTAATGCGACGGTCGATCTGGTGATGGTCGATGAGAAGGGTCAGAAGTACGTGTGCATGGTTACAGCTAACTTGTTGAGGAGTCTTCCGATATGAAACACTTACACACCAAGACATTGAAGGATGGTCGCCAGCACATCTTGATTGAACTCCAACCCGGAGAGGGCACTGGGATTCTTCACGTAGCGCCGCACAGCTTTTACAAGCTGGGCTACCCGCTGGATGACCAAATCATTGAGAGCCACCACCTTGCAGAAGTCAAGCGCGTGGCATGGGACGCTTACTCGCAAGAATGGGTGGACGTATGACAGACCTTGAAATCAGCAAAGCTCTTGCACTGGCGATTGGGTATCTGCCTGAGCATGTACGCGAGTACGGTGTTGGCAGCAGCAACTACAACAGGGGCGAAGGCATCATCCAAGTCTTCCGTCACGACGGCGTGTATGGCGTTAATCGCACCGAGTGCAATTTCCTATGGAACGACTTTCGGTACACCACATGGAACGTCATCGGCCCGATAGCTGAACGCTTTGATGCGTTCCCTAAGAAACTGGCAAGCATGGAGGGTTGGTGGGCAGACGTGTTCGGTAAGGATGCACGGTTCGCAGACACCCCGCAGAAAGCCATCGCGCTTGCGGTGATTGGAGCGAAGCAATGACACCAACCAATGAGTTGCGCTTTGTTGAGCGCACAGTACAGCTAGGCCCGTTCTATGTAACAACCGACAGTAACGGCAACCTGATACCTGCTACGCAAGGCTATAAGGTTTTGCAGCAGAAGTGGCAGAAGATTGAATTCATTCACGATATGAATCGAGTTACTGCTGAAGAATGGCGCGATGTGCCACTAGTGAAGGAATTCGCATGAATGATGCAGAACGCATAGCCCAATGGCTTGAATCGAGGCCAAGCCTTTACGTTGGTGTGTCACAAGCAGCAGCACTACTCCGTAGCCAAGCGGCTGAGATTGAAGGATGGAAAGCCGACCAGAAAGAGAACCTGCGTAATCAGTGTGACTTACATGCTGAGATTGAGCGGCTGAAAGCAGAGTCCAACGAAATGGCGCTGATCGGTGTGCGGAGCGTGGCTGATGTTCTTGAACTCCGCGCAGAGAACGAACAACTGCGTGAGTCATTAGCAGACTTTGCAAGCGCAGCGGTCTCTTTGCAGAGACAGGTTGAATCACCAAAGCAGGAGCAAGCGGAGCCGGTGGCGTGGATGACTGAAAAAGGTGATGTTTACAACGTAGAGCAGTGCGGAAATGTTATTGACCCTAGCCATACGCCGCTCTACACCGCACCCAAAGGCCAAACCGAGTTGCTGCGGCAGGCTATGGAAGCGTTGGAGCATAGCTTTATGAAGGACGACAAGTTCGACAAGATGAACGCATCCATCACCGCAATCAAACAGCACTTGGGGGAAGCAACATGATCAGCGAATTCGACCACCCCGATCACGGATGGAAGTGGACACGCCTTGAAGTTGAGTTCATCAACAAGAAGCTGAAAGAGGCGTACGACAAGGGCTACAAGCACGGCGCATCTGGCAATACCACCAACGATCCCGCTGAAATTCGCAGGGTCTTTGAACTGGACGATGCCGAATACCCGCCGCCTGAATCGGGGTTTATGAAGCTATGAGCGCCGCGCCTATCAGCCTTGAGCGCTACAAGCGGTGCATACGCGCCGTGTATGACGCACTCAAAGACAGCGATGGTCTTACTGCATACGAGCTGGAGAAGGAAACGGGGTTTCCCCGCAGCACCATCCGGTTCGCGCTGGATGACAATCTGCTGTTCTACGTTGATCGTTGGAAGCTCACACGCAAGCACTACGCAACGCAGGTGTGGTGCGCCGCAGAGATGAAGCGTTACGACGACTGCCCACGACCGGAGAGTATGAATGACACACACAATTAACCGCGACAAGACCGCCGCCGTTGCGACCGACTACTACTGGATACCCATCACCAAGGACACGCCGCGAGGCGTGAAGCTGCAACTGTTGGGTATCGGTGGTGTCGCCGCCTATGGAATCTGGGATGGCAAGTCCCAGTTTTTTACGCACTGGGCACCATTGCCCAAGAAGCCCTATGATGTATAATGTTCAAAACTTTACAAACTTGGAGAAGTATGCTTACCTATGAAGTACACAACCGGGAGGAGTTGGTGGCGGCTATCAAAGCCGCATCGCAGCCCTCCTTTGCGGAGGCCCGCAACAACCCCGTGGTGATCAAGAACGGCAGCGCAACCTACCGTTTCAAGGAGGGGATTCAGGAAGACCGCGGCTTGAAGATCATCGCCAACATCCGTGCGACCACCAAGAAGGCGTTCGACATCGCATGAAAGCCAAAGACCAATGTTCACCGTTCAACTGGCAGGGCAAGCCGTCTATCTTCACCACTGGCAACTGGAGGTCAGCCCAGAACTTCACAGGGGCGAACTCGACACGCTCGGCCAACCAGTCTCGGCTGGAGCCGCGCCCGACATACATCACCAGCGACTCGGTGTATCTTCGTGCCGCAACGCCCATGAGGCCCATGAAATGAAAGACAGTGACGTACCCAACTTCGCAGCTTGGCAGACTGACACCCTCGCCAAGTATGCGCTGGAGCAGTACCTTCAGAACATCGAGCTGCGCAACGCGTTGGAGCAAGTCAGGCTGGACTTGCGTGACGCGATGAAAGAGCTTCGCAAACATCAGGACGACTGGAAATGATCGAAGACACCGAAGCCCTTGTGTGCGTTGACATCCGCTACCGCCAGCAGATGGGCATCAAGAAGTACGGCACTACGGTGGCAGGCAACAAGCTGACACAGCGCCAATGGCTGCAACACCACTACGAAGAGCTGCTTGACGCAGCAGTTTATGCCAAAAGACTTTTACAGGAGATGGACGATGAAACTGGACGGAATGCACGTAATGGTTGATCTGGAGACGCTGGGCACTGCGCCCGGCTCTGTGATCATTTCTCTGGGCGCAGCCCAGTTCAATGAAGGTGGCGTGATCAGCACCTTCTACCGGCGCATTGATGCACAGTCTTGTGTACGCGCAGGCTTGACGATGGACGCATCCACGGTGGAGTGGTGGATGAACCAGAGCGCCGATGCGCGTCATGTGTTCACCCAAAAGGGTGACGCGTTGCACGATGCGCTGCACGACTTCTGCGGTTGGTTCCCCAAGGGGGCATGCCTGTGGGGTAACGGCGCTACGTTTGACAACGTACTGCTCGACAGCGCGTATCGGGCAATCAAGCTGGATAAGCCTTGGCCCTATTGGGGCGACCGCTGCTACCGCACGGTGAAGGCTTTGTACAAACACATTGAGGCCGACCCGTTTGAAGGCGTGAAGCACAACGCGCTCGATGACGCAGTACATCAGGCCCGCCACGTAGTGAAGATTGCAAATGACGCTTAAACCCGTATCCCCTGTTGCGAAGCTGGATCGCAACGAAGTCCGTATCGTGCTTGAAGAAGCACTGTCGCAAGACTTCGAGCAGGTCTACATCATCGGCTTCAAGAACAAGCAGGCGCACTTCAAAGGCTCCAAGATCGACTCCAACATGGAGGCTATCGGGGCGCTGGAGATGTGCAAGATGCAAATCTTTGAGGTGAGCGGACGATGACCCCGGAAGCCAAGGTAAAGACAGCGGTGAAGCGCCTGCTCGTTGAGCGGGGCATCTACTACTTCATGCCGCCCGGCGTTGGCTATGGCCGCGCCGGGATACCAGACATCATCGCCTGCCCCAGCGGGCGCTTCTTGGCAATCGAATGCAAGGCTGGTAAGGGTAAGCCCACCGCGCTGCAAGAGCGCGAGATGCAGATGATCGAAGAATCAGGCGGGCTGGCTTTTGTGGCCCGCGAAAACAATATGGAAGAACTGTGCGACCTCATAGAACTAATCAAGGAAATGACATGGAAGATGAATTCAAAACACAACTCCTCGCCCTGAGCGAAGCGGAGCAGCACACGGTGCTGGCTATCGCCAGTGCAGCGGTGCGCACCATCAGCAGCGAGCGCGGCGCGATGATAGTCGTGTACGACGAAGAGGGCGATGGACAGGCCATGCTGATGTCCTGTGGCAACCAGTTCATCGTCGGCCCGATGCTGGCAACAGCGCAGGCTATTGGTCGCCGCTTCTACGCAGACACGCCCGAGGTTGTGCAGTGAAAGTTACGTGGTACATCAGTGCCGACGCATGGCTGCAAGGCATCCTGTGCGGTCAGTTTCGCGTCGAGGAACGCGACAACTTCAGCGTGGTGCGTGATGCCCTACATGGCTACAACGCGCTGCGCGTGGACTGGGATGAAACAGACCCGCCACTTGTAAAAGACCGCATTGAGATAATGAACAACATGCTACTCGCAGTAGAGGTGCGCTACAACGACATGAAGGACAAACATGGCACAACCGTATAAGACAATCCTGTGTTATCATTGATTTTCCAATATGTTGGGAATAATATGAAATCACATGGAGAAATAAAAAGAGTTGACGGGAAACGCGTGGCCTCACCGGAGTACCGTTCTTGGCAAATGATGAAAAACAGGTGTCTAAACCCAAAAGCCAGAGACTATCCGTACTATGGCGGGCGCGGAATCAAACTATGCAAACGTTGGTTGCAGTTTGAAAACTTTTTGGAGGATATGGGGCGCAGGCCAGACGCCATGTATACCCTCGAACGTCGGAACGGAGACAAGGACTACACCCCTAAGAACTGTTGCTGGGCGACACGCGAAACACAAGCGCGTAACCGAGAATATGCGGCTACGAAGGAGTGGGAACTGGCTGACAAGTTGCAAGTGTCAAGAGCTACCACGCGACACTATCTTTGGGTTTTGCGAAAGCTAGTACGCGGCACGCCGACACGCTATAAATTGTCGGAAACAACAATCAACATCATCAAAACGCACATGGGAGATCGTTTATGAGCCAACCCTACAAGACCATACTTTGCATAGACTACGAGACGGCGTGGTCTTCCAAGGAAGACAGCCCGTTAGGTAAATATACTTTGGCGTCCATGACAACCGAGGAGTACATTCGTGACGAACGCTTCCACGCCCACGGTGCCTGCATCCACGAAGTCGGAGCAGATACGAAAATCCAATGGTATTCACACAGTGAGCTACCAAAGATTCTTGCCATGTACGACTGGACTAAGACTGCGGTGGTGGGGCACAACGCCATGTTCGACGTGGGCATCCTGTCCCTGCGTTACGGCGTCAACCCATGCTTCATCTTCGACACGCTATCAATGGCCCGCGCTATGCGTGGAAGTGAAGCCGGTAACAGCTTAGCGAAACTGGCCGAAGCCTATGGCTACCCGCCCAAGGGTCGCGCTGTGTACAGCACCGATGGGCTGCGCGAGCTTGATGCGCAGACTGAAAAAGAACTGGCCGAATACTGCAAGCATGACGTGTACTTGTGCGAACAGATTTTCGGCAAGCTGCTGATGCGTGTGTTCCCCGACGGCAGCACCGCCGGGTCATACCCCACCAAGGAGCTGCGCCTGATCGACATGACCCTGCGTATGTTCACCGAGCCGGAGTTCGAGCTGGATCGGGAGCTGTTGGAGAAGGCGCTGGTGGAGGAGAACGACAAGCTGGCCGCTGCGCTGACGAAGGTGAGCGTGGAGCCTACCCAACTGGCAAGCAACGATATGTTTGCTGATGTACTGCGCAGCCTCGGCATCGAGCCGCCGCAGAAGGTGAGCAAGACAACCGGCAAGCTGACCTATGCGTTTGCCAAGACAGATGCGCTGTTCCAAGCACTGCTCAACGGCGACAACGAAGACGCCGCCCTGATGTGCGAAGCCCGCCTGAAGGTGAAGTCCACACTGGAGCGCACACGCGCACAGCGGTTCATCGACATCTCCAAGCGCGGTTGCCTGCCGGTGCCACTGCACTACTACGGCGCGGGTACTGGACGGTACGCTGCCACCGGCAACATCAACATGCAGAACATGAAGCGCGGCTCGTTCCTGCGCAAGTCGATCATGGCACCGGATGGTTATGTGATCTGCGCTGGTGACTTGTCACAGATTGAGCCGCGTGTGCTGGCGTGGCTGTCGGACTACGATGAGATGCTTGACATCTTCCGTGCCGGTGGCGATCCCTATGCTACGTTTGGCGCAACGATGTTCAGCATCCCCGGCTTGACCAAAGAGAGCCACCCGCTGCTGCGTCAGAGCGCGAAGTCTGCGTTGTTGGGCGCTGGGTATCAGCTTGGCTGGGCCTCGTTCGCTGGGCAGCTCCTGACAGGCTTCCTCGGTGCGCCGCCGCAACGCTATACCAAGGCCGATGCCAAGCAGTTGGGTGTGACCGGCAATCAGGTCAGCGCCTTCATCAGCAACGGCGAGAACCTGAAGAAGATGGAGAAGATCGCCCACACCTGCACCGATGAGGAGCTGCTGATCCACTGCCTTGCAGCCAAGGCGATCATCGACAAGTACCGCGCAGCGGCACACCCGGTAGCAGGCTATTGGGAGTTGCTGGGCAACCTCATCGTGCACAGCTTGATCGAAGGCAACGAGTACAACCACAAGGGAGTGCTCACGTTTCGCAAGGGCGAGATCGAGATGGTCAACGGTATGCGGATGTATTACCGCGACATCAAGGAAGAGAAGGATGAGAAGGGCCGTGCGCAGTATTCATTCAGCACCGGCAAGCTGCGCAAGAAGCTGTACGCTGGCTTGCTGGCAAACAACACCACGCAAGGACTGGCCCGCATCGTGATGACGGACGGCCTGTTGCGCGTGCAGAAGCGCTTCCCTGTGAAGGGGACAGTGCATGACGAAGGACTCGTGCTGGTGCCAGAGGCTGGCGCAGCGGAGGGGAGCGCTTGGATCAAGGAGCAAATGATTCAGGTGCCCAAGTGGATGCCCGGCATCCCGCTCAATGCGGACGTTGGGTACAACAAACGGTATGGACTTGCGAAGTCGTAGAAAGGGGTGACATGAAGATACCAAGTGAAATCAAGATCGGTTCGACGCTGTACACTGTGCAGCTCAAACCAGACTTAGGCAAAAAGCGCTACGGCGTGACCTACCTCGACAGTGGCGTGATGAAAATCTCTACCACATGGAAGGGTAAGCCGCGCAGCGAGACAGGTGTGCTGGGTACCAATGAGACGTTCTGGCATGAGGTAACTCACTGTATCCTGTACGACATGGGGCACAAGCTCTGGGACGACGAGGCGTTTGTCACAGCGTTCAGCCGCCGACTGACGCACATGATCGACACCGCAAAATTTAAGGAGTGACATGGCACAACACAGCTACTCTGGCATCAAGGCATACGAGACATGCCCGCGCCAGTATTACGAAACCAAAATCCTCAAGCTCTACCCGCGTGAGGAGACGGACGCCACCCTCTACGGCACACGCCTGCACGCGGCTGCGGAGAACTTCATCCTGAACGGTACGCCGTTGACGGACGAGTTCAAGTTCCTGCAGCCAACGCTGGACATGCTGGCGGCGATGCCGGGCAAGAAGTACCCCGAGCTGGAGATGGCTGTGCGCGAAGACCGCACGGTGTGCGACTTCAAAGACCCCGACTACTGGGTGCGCGGCATTGCCGACTTGGTGATCGTGGACGAGGAGAACTACACCGCTCGCGTGTTCGATTACAAGTCCGGCTCCGACAAGTACCCTGATACCGACCAGCTCATGCTGATGTCGCTGCTCATCTTCGAGCACTTCCCCAATGTGAAGCAGGTATCGGGCGGTTTGCTGTTCGTGCTGCGCGACACCGTACGCAAGTACCGCGTGAACAAGGACATGCAGGCCACTTTGTGGTGGAAATGGCGCGAGAGAGTTGCTAAACTGGATGCCTCGCTCCACCATAATGTGTGGAACGCAAAGTCCTCGGGCCTGTGCCGCAAGCACTGCCCGTGCATCGCCTGTGAATACAACGGCCGGAGGGTCTAATGCCTAAGTCATCGCCAGCAAAACTTGCCTACATGGCTAAGTACCAGAAAAGCCCCGAGCGCATCGAAGCGCGGGAGGAAGCAAACAAGGCTCGCTATCAGGCCATGAAGGCGGGCAAGGTGCGCAAGGGCGATGGCAAGGATGTCGCCCACATCAAGGCGCTGGACAGCGGCGGCAAGACAGTGCCGGGTAATACAAAAATCGAAAGCGAAAAGTCCAATCGGGACTGGCGTAAGGGCCGGAGTTCGTATAAAGTACCGGTTGACAAGTAAGCCGTAGTCGCGGCAAGCGGCCTCCATCTGCATAGCGTTGGAGGTACATCACTGTTAAGGAAGATCATGGAAGTTGTGGATAACACCGCACTGCGTTTTCGCGTGCGCGATCCCGGCAAGTTCAAGATTATTCCCAAGCACCACGTTACCCCAGTCCAAGGTGGATATGAGGTCATGGTGTATTGGGGTCTTGACGAAGCACGGGTCTTGAAGAACTTGGGTTTCAAAGATATACCCTCGCCCATTGAGCGCAAATACAACTGGCCGGGCCGGTACAAGCCTATGGCACACCAGAAGGTAACCGCTGGGTTCCTCACCATGCACCGCCGTGCATTCGTGTTCAACGACCCCGGCACCGCAAAGACGATCAGCTCTTTGTGGGCGGCAGACTACCTGATGAACCGTGGCGAAATCCGGCGCGTGCTCATCATCTGCCCGCTGTCCATCATGCACTCGGCATGGATGGGCGACATCAACAACAGCATCATCCATCGCAGCGCCATCGTGGCCCACCATGCGCAGGCATCGCGCCGTGCAGAGATGGTGCGGGGCAACTACGAGTTCGTGATCATCAACTACGATGGGCTGAACTTGGTGGCCGACGACATCATTGCTGATGGTCGCTTCGACCTCATCATCGTGGACGAGGCCAACGCCTACGCGCTGCCTACCACCAAGCGTTGGAAGACGTTGGCGAAGATTCTTCGCCCCGATACGTTCCTGTGGATGATGACAGGCACACCGGCTGCACAGTCGCCGGTAAATGCGTATGGGCTGGCGAAGCTGGTGAACCCCAGCGCCGTGCCGAACTACCTCACAGCGTGGCGCGACAAGGTGATGAACAAGATCACGATGTTCAAGTGGGCACCCAAGCCCAACGCCAAAGACTTGGTGTTCAACGCACTGCAACCGGCGATACGTTTCTCCAAGAAGGACTGCCTCGATCTGCCGCCCGTGTTGAAGACCACACGCGAAGTGCCGCTCACACCGATGCAGCAGAAGTATTACGACAAGATCAAGAACGAGATGCTGGTGGTGGCCGCAGGCCAAGTGATCAGCGCCGTGAACAAGGCGGCTGTCGTGAACAAGTTGCTGCAGATCAGTTGCGGTGGCGTGTACTCGGAAGATGGCGAAGTGGTGGTGTTCGACGCCAGCCCGCGCATGAAGCTGCTGTCGGAAATCTTGGAGGAGACAAACCGCAAGGTCATCATCTTCGCCACGTACCGCTCCAGCATCAGCGCCATCGAAGAGTACCTGACCAAGGCCGGGCATAACGTGGGCGTGATCCACGGTGGCGTGACGGCCAGCAAGCGCGGCGAGCTGATCAATGCGTTTCAGAACACCGACAGCCCCAACGTCATGGTCATGCAGGCGCAGGCAACGGCGCACGGTATCACGCTGACCGCCGCCGACACGGTGGTGTTCTTCGGCCCACTCATGTCAGTGGAGTTGTACACGCAAGCTATCGCCCGTGCCGACCGCAAGGGGCAGACCTCCGACAAGGTGACTGTGATCCACATCGAGAGCAGCCCCATCGAGAAGAAGATGTTCAAAGCTATGGACGCCCGCGTCAACGACCATACGCTTCTCACCGAGATGTTTGACGAAGAACTGGGGATCAACAAATGAAAAAATAATTTGTAAAGAACTGGACAAAGTGTGTATAATCACACCACAACAAAAATTGGAGTGACATATGACAGATGAAGATGAACTGACAACCGACCAGCAGATCGCGGTCTACAAAGATGTCGCTGACATCGCGGAGACTGGCGTGACGATGGATCGTCTGACGAAGGTATACGTCAAAATCCGTGACAAGCGTGCCGAACTGACGCGCCTGTTCGAGACAGAAGATGCACGCCTCAAAGGTCAACAAGCCGAAGTCGCAGGCGCAATGAAGGACATCCTTCGTGCAGCCGGTGGCACCGGTATGAAGACCAACTTTGGTACGGTTACGTTGAAGACCACCATGCGCTTCTATGCGCAGGACTGGGATGCGATGTACCGTTTCATTCACGATAACGATGCAGGCTTCCTGCTGGAGAAGCGCATCGCGCAGCGCAATATGTCCGAGTTCTTGGAAAAGAACCCCGGACTCGTACCGCCCGGACTGAACACCATGTCCGAGCTTGAAGTTAGTGTGACCAAACCAAGGAAGTAAGATGAACCGTGAAGACATCGCACGCGTCTGCCACGAAGTGAATCGCGCCTACTGTGCAGCGTTGGGGGACAACTCCCAACCTGCATGGGAAGATGCGCCACAGTGGCAAAAAGATAGCGCCCTAGTTGGCGTACACCTGCACTGCGACAGTAATGTCGGCCCGGAAGCCAGCCATTTTTCGTGGACTGTGCAGAAGGTAAACGATGGCTGGAAGTATGGCCCCGTAAAAGATGCCGACAAGAAAGAGCACCCCTGCATGGTGCCGTTCGAGCAATTGCCAAAAGAGCAGCAAGCGAAAGATTTTATTTTCCGCGCTGTGGTTCACGCCCTGCGCCCAACAAGCCCCGCAACCAACTGAGGAAACCATGAGCAACGTAGCTATTTTCAACCCCGCACAACTCCCTGCCTTTGCACGTAAGGGCGTTATCTCTGACGCAGCCAAAGCCCTCGCTGGTGGCGGCGGTCAATCCGGCAAGCGCATCTCCATCAAGGGCGGCGTGTTCCGTCTGATTGCCAACGGCAAGGAGGTCGCATCCATCGAAGACCGCTACTTGGATGTGGTCATCGTCAATACCGCGCCCAAGGTGTCGCGCACTTATTACGTCGGTACCTATGTGGAAGGTCAGGCAACCGCACCCACCTGCTGGTCTGCTGACGGCGACAAGCCCGATGCCAGCATCAAGTCGCCGCAGTGCGCCAACTGCGCTCAGTGCCCGCAGAACGTGAAGGGTTCCGGTCAAGGCGACTCGCGTGCCTGCCGCTTCAGCCAGCGCTTGGCTGTCGTGTTGGCAAACGATATGGAAGGCGATGTGATGCAGCTCACGCTGGCTGCGACTTCGATCTTCGGCAAGGCTGACGGCGAGAACCGTCCGCTGCAGGACTATGCCCGCAACCTGATCGCCCAAGGCGTTGACCCCACCATGCTGATCACCCGCATGAAGTTCGACACCAAGGCTCCGGTGCCCAAGCTGTTCTTCAAGCCCATGCGCTGGCTGACCGACGACGAGTTCGCCACCACCAGCGAGAAGGGCGCTTCGCCTGAAGCTATCAGTGCGATCACCATGACGGTATCGCAGCAGGACGGCGTGCAGCCTGCGGCTCCCGCTGGCTTCGGTATGGAGGGCGCACCGCCCAAGGCTAAGACCAAGGCCGCTCCTGCGCCCGAGCCGGAAGAGGAAGACGAAGCTCCGGCACCTGCACCGGCACCTGCCAAGAAGGCAACCAAGGCCAAGCCCGCTCCGCTGCCCGCAGAGGATGACGAAGGCGAGACGCCCGAGCCGGTAGTCAAGGCTGCACCTGTGAAGGCCGCTGCCGCAGCGCCCGCCAACGGCGTTGCCAAGACCTTGGCCGAGTGGGACGACGAGTAATTTGAATCGGGGGAAAGTAGCGGAAGCTCAGAGGGCTGATCAACCGTTATGTAAGTTGGCTATAAAAGGTAATCGGCCGTAAAGCCTGTGATGCCAACCAAACAGTCCGCTATGAGTACCCCACCTTTTAACCAATGGAGAATGACATGGACAATCAACATCAGAAAATCAAAGGCTACCGCGATCTCACTCAGATTGAGATCGACCTCATGAACGAGGGCAAGGCGCTTGCAGAGCAGTGCGGCGCGTACATCGCCAAGCTGCGCAAGATGCCTATGTCGCAAGTCGAAGGCCCGTGCGTACTGAATGACGGCACACCCACGCTGGATCAGCGCTGGGTCAGTATCGGCGCAACAGAACTGCAGCAAGGCTTCATGGCCGTCATTCGCGGCATCGCACAACCAACAACTTTTTAAGGGACTGACATGAAATACACAATCGCAATCATCGCCGCCGCCGCCGCACTGAGCGCCTGCAAGAAGGAAGAAGTTTCTTTTGACACGCTGGAGACGGCACGCACCCAAGGCAAGGCCAACGCTGAGTGGAACGCCCAAGGATATCGTGCAGCAAACCCGCAGTACGCCAACACTGCCATCGTCGCGCAGACTGACTCCAGCATGACACCAGACTGCCCGCAGGGCGACGGTTGGGCCAGCGTGAAGCTGGTCAGCAAGGACAACCCGGCCAACAAGCTCGGGCTGAAGTGCAGCACGGTGTCCGGTGCAGTGGGCTGTCTGACGGATCAGGAGTTCGCAACCAAGTCCTACGCCGGGGATGACGGGCGCTGCCAAGAAACCAGCAAAGTGCCGTTCCCTATCCCCAAGATTGCAAAATGATTATCATTGACATCCTTCTCCTGTTGGGTGTCTTTGTGGTAGCCATTGGGTGTCTATCCATTGGCTACTTCATCGGTAAATCTGTAGGTCGCAGCGGACACAAATGACATGGGTTACCACTTCAAAACGAAGCGGTTGGCTAAGCAGGCTTCCCAAGGACAGGGGACACGCTTAGCCAAACTCGCTGTATCAAAAGGGCTGTCTGTCCAACAGATCGCCACCATTACCGGCGCGTCACGCGCCACGGTTTACAACTGGTTTGCCGGGGCTGAAGTGTCGAAGGCGTACAAGGCTCATGTGCAGGCACTTATCCACAAGTTGCGCACAGGAACAGAAGAAGAAATCGTGGAATTGCAGGGCGCGAAGGCGTATATTCCACCCTTGCTTTTGATCTAGTTAGGGGATGACATGGCTTTGGATTTTCTGTCGGCGGTACTGCCGACTACAGGGAAGTATTGCGTATTCACACTGCGCAACGGCAAGCCCTTCAAGCAGGTATTTGTAGACGACATTGACAATCTGTACGCAACGGCGCTCAACTTCAGCTCCCAGCGTCTCAACGTATTCCACGCGCTCGCTACCTTTGACGATAGCGGCACCAGAGAAGCCACCAGCGCCCGCTACATGCGGGCGTTGTTTCTCGATCTGGACTGCGGCAAGGAGTGGGTCGAAGAAAAGATGGTCAATGACACGCTCGTACCAGCACACTGGAAGGAGAAGTCGTTTGCCAGCAAGCGGGCGGCTGTGGAGCAGTTGCACGCGTTCCTGCAAAAGACCGACCTCAATGCGCTAGGAATGCCGTGGCTGGTTGACTCCGGCGGAGGCGTGCATGTGTACTTCCCCCTGCGCGAAGACGTGCCTATCGAGGCATGGCGGCCCGTGGCGGTGGCACTGAAGCGTGCCGCCAAGGCATTCGGCTTTCCGATTGATGAGAAGGTCACGTCCGATGCCGCGCGTGTGCTGCGCACGCCGGGCACCAGCAACTGGAAGTATGGCGACCCCAAGGAGGTTGTGCTGCGCCAGCGTGGGGATGTGTTTGATCTGGAGGCCATCGCTGCCTGCCTGCGCGAGCACAATGCCCCGGTGCCCAAACAGACGAGCACAGCAGTCATGATTCCCGGCAAGCGGCCCAGCACCGAGATGTCGCCAGTCGCAAAAGCGATGGCAGGCAACAACGTCACGTACTTCAAGAACATCATGGTGCGCACCTCGCAGGGCACCGGCTGCAAGCAGTTGTCAGCCTACATCGACCGGGCCAGTGATGACGGCATGGAGCCGTTCTGGCGTGCATGGTTGTCCATAGCAAAGTATTGCGAAGATTCAGCCAAGGCATCCAAGATACTGAGCGACTTGCACCCGTACGACTACGACCGGATGAACACCAAGCTCAACGCCATCAAGGGGCCATACTCCTGCTTGGCGATTGAGTCAGAGAACGAAGGTGGCTGCGATGGCTGCCCACACAAGGGCAAGATTACAAACCCACTGGCGCTGGGGCGTGTGGTCAAGACGGTGGAAGAAGAGACAGTCGTCCAGTATGCGCCCCAGACTGACAATGAGTTGCCAGAACCCCAACAGAGCTACATCCGTCCGAAGCCGCCGCGCGGCTTTTCTTTCGGACAAAACGGCGGCCTCTATTACGAGAAACAGTCGGACAAACCCAACGAACCCCCCACGCTTATCATGCTCACGAACTACGACTTCTTTATGACGCGTATGTTCAGTGACGGCCCGCAGTACACAGCAGAGTTTGTTGCTGTGAAGAATAACGTCTTCTACTCCTTTGGCGTGCCGACAGACACGATGGGCGCATCCAAGGAAATCACCAAAGTGCTCGCCAAGAACAACGTGGTCGCTGTTGGCGGGGCTGGTTGCGATTCGTATCTGGCGGCGTATGTCCGCGCCTGCGTGTCGGAAGCTAGTAGCACCGGCAAGCACGTCAATGTGCCGCCGCATCTGGGCTGGCAGTATGACGACTCCTTCGCCGTGGGCGACACGGTGTATAGCCCCAAGGGAGAAGCGCACGACTACACCTACAAGTCCGAGCGCCTTGAAAACGTGATCGACGCCACGCTGCCGCGCGGCACCTTCGAGAACTGGCGGCGTGTGTTTGAGATGATGATCAAGAAGGCGTCCACCACGCCGCTGATGTGGGGCCATGTGTCGGCGGGCCTGATCGGTTTCGCATCGCCCCTGATGCGCTTCGCACCGGACGGTGCAGACGCCATCACCTTCCACCTGTGCGGCAAGGAGTCGGGCGCTGGCAAGACGCTGGCATCGTTCATGGCGAACTCAGTGTGGGGCCACCCCAAGGGCATGATGGTAGGCAACAAGACCTCCGAGACAACCATGATGCAGCGGGCCGGTATGCTGCACAGCCTGCACATGCACGTCGATGAAGTGACCGACAAGAACCGCAAGTCCAAGGGCGAGTGGCTGCCCAATTTCGTGTACGACTTCGGCCACGGGGCGCACAAGGTCAAGGGGTCGAACTCAGGCAACGCCGAGATCACGCAGAACTGCACATGGAAGTCCTTCAGCATGATCTCCTCCAACGACCCGCAGTTGGAAGCCATGATGGGGGCGCGGGAGCACACATCACTGGGCGAAGCCCGCCGGGTCATCGAGTGGAAGCTGCCAGCGAACTGGAAGATCAAGTGGACACCCGAGGAAAGCGAAACAATCAAGCTGATCAACGACAACTACGGCATTGCCGGGCGCAAGTGGATTCGTTGGTTGCAGAAGAATATGGACACCGCAGAAGAGGTGTTCCGCTGGGTCGAGAAGAACTGGCGTGAAGAAACTAAGGCGGATGACAACGAGCGCTTCTGGATATACGGCATCGTGTCCATCATCACTGCAGCCATCCTGCTCGGCCCCAAATACGCGAACATCCTGAACGTGCCGGTCAAGCCGATCTTCAACTTCCTGCACGGTCTGGTCAAGGATATGCGCTCCGTGATCAAGTCCAATATGTCTGACGCGCTGGATGTGCTGAACGCCTACACCCGTGAGTTCGTCGGCAACTTCGTGATGATCGACTGCAGCGCCGCCCAGAAGTTCAACCTGTCGCACCTTGTCCAGCCAGCTACCCGCACCAAGTCAGCCGTGCGCGGGCGTATCGAGTACGAGATCGCACCGGGCTACAGCGACTACTACATCGAGATCAAGCTGCTCAAAATCCACTGCGCCGCCATTGGCTACAGCTATTTGGACTTCGAGCGCGAGCTGGGCAATATCCCCGGCGTGTCGGTCGGGCCGCCCGTGCGCAAGGACTTGCTGGCGCATACCGGTGGGCCTGCGATGCGCGTGCTGTGCCTGAAGATCACTATGGAGACGAAGCACGTTGAACCGCCTGACGTTGCCGTGGCACCGGTGTAAGCCGGGCGAGTCGTTCTTCGTGGCGTCCCTGCAGCCGTGGCTACTTGCCACGGCGGGCATCAAGCAGGGCAAGAAGGTGTTGGGCAGTGCCGCCCCCATCCGTGCAAGGGTGGGGGCGTACAACGGTATGCTGGGCGTGCTGTTTACTGTAAAGCCGCCCCGACATTCTGAACCGCCGCCCGATACTGCTTCGCAATAGTTTGCTTGGCTTCGCGCAGCCGATCCAGTTTTTCCTGCTTGTCGGCACCTGACATATCAGGGGAGTTTGTGACGGCCTGTTCCGCCTTGGCAAGATTACGCAGGGCAGTCTGGAACTTCTGCATAGCCGGTGCAAGCGCGATGTCCTTCTTGTGCTGCTCAAAGTACGCCAGAGCTTCAGCCGAGCGACCGTCTTTCAGCTTCTTCGTGTAGGTGTCCTTGGCTTCAATAGAAGCGTTGGCCTGCTCATAGACGTGCGACACGTCATCATTCGTCCGGTTACCTTGGAAGAAGCGCCCAATCAACGGTGTATCAGAGGCGTGGCCGGTGGGCTTCTCGCCCTTGCTGGCGTCCGCAAACGCTTGGTTAGTCATCGTGGCAACAGCTTGTGGGAACTGGCCTAGATAGGCGTTGGACAGGTACTCGATCTGCATCGGGGACAACTTCACACCCATGTCAACGAGGTGCTTGGACATCGCCTTGGCGGCCTCCGTGGTGCGTTGGTTGTAGCGTTCCTCCGGTGACAGGTGTTCCATGCCCTTTGGCTCGATAGGCATACCGGTGCCGCTGTTGTAGTTGCGGCTGACATCGTATGTGCCTTTGAACAACTGGGGCATGATGCTGCCGTTGCCCGGCAACTGGTTGGCAAACAACTCACGTACAGTTTTCCAGTCTTCCGGCGAGAAGTCGTTGCGCATGGACTCCACAATAGCCACCGGCAGCGAATAGAACGCCATGCCTGTTTCAAACGGAGCGGGAAAGCGCAGCGGCTCGTCCGTGGGGCTGAGCCATTTGGGGAAATGGATGTAGTTCACCTTGTCGCGCAGCGACATCTTTTGCCAATCAGGGTCGTCTTCCATCATCATGGCATAGGTGAACGCCATGCCAGCCAACCCCATAGCGCGTGCGTAGAATTTGTTCTTGGAGTCCAGCAACTCGCTGGTGCCCATCTTGCCTTGGGCAGACTTCGCCATGACGTTCAAGCCCTGAATCTGGGCGTTGAAGAACGGGATCATGCGGGTGATCATCTGCATCGTGCTGGACGAACCGCGCTTGGTAAAGTTCTGCATTTCGCGGGCACCCAGCGCAGCCTCGACTTCGGAGCCGCCGGAGTTGAGCACATCGCGGTAGTGCTGCTCGCGCGTGGCAGCGTCAGCGGTCATGGCGGCGTGATCCAGTCCGGCCATAAAGCGTGAGAACGCGCCTTGATTCTTACCGGCGATTTGCATGTACACCTTTTTCATGTCCTCCGGTGTACCGTTGAACACTTGGCTGTGCAGCACACCCATCTTTGCCAGCGCCTGCGCATCCGCGCTCTTGCCAGTCAGATTACCGGTGAAGTTGCCAATCGTCTTGATGGCGGCTGCCACAGGGTTGGCCTTCAGGTTGCCTAGCATCGCCGCGTTGAATGGGTCTTTGATGGCCTGCGAAACGAGGTACGTTGGCATACGGGTCACACCCGAGCGCAGGATGTCGCTGGCCCAACCAGCCACCTTCAGGAATGACGGTAGCGTGGCGTAGGAACCGGCAACGCTTTGTGCCAACAGCTCGGTTGGGATGTATTCGGCAGCGGTGCCCTTGGTGTCGATCACAATGTGCCGCCAGCCATCGTCGTCCGAACCGTTGCGTTTTGCAAGCAGCGCGTCAAGTTCCGCTTTTGTGCGCTCCAGTTCTTTTACTTGCGCCGCACTGCCCCCGTTGTCCAACGCCTTCTCTGCGGCCTCGCGTTGTTCCATTTTTTCGGCAATGGCCTTATTCAGCTCTTGCAGTTTTTCGCCCGTAGGGCGCATCGGGGCTTGGCGGAAGCGCATCACGTCCTGCCCGGCACCACCCTTGCCGCGTTGAATCTGCATGACACCGGCCTTGGAGCCAAGGTCTTGCAGCGCGTAGGCGATCCGCTTGCTGGACAGGTTGCGCATGGCAAGGCCGGTCAGCACGCCAGCGTTCTTGAATGCGGCGTCTTCAAACGGCATGAGCTTCTGGTCGCCGCCAACAAGCGAGTGCAGGAACGGTTGGCTGCGAATGTCGCCAAGCGAGATTGGGTGGCCGTCAGGCATCAGGACTTCAATCGAGTCGCCATTGACGCGGTAGAACGGCACGTACTCCTTGTCGGCAAGCATGGCGTTTGCCACAGCTTCTGGCAGCGCGTGGGTGTCCTTGGCGAACTGCACCAGCCCGCGATTGAACTCGTTGTACGTGTCCTTGGCCTTGTCGAACGCAACCTTCATCTTGGGGTCAGCGTTGATGGCCGCGAGTGCCGCGCGACCGTCTTTCTCGGCCTGCACCGGGTCTTTGAAGTTCAGCTTGTCCCAGCCTACCTTCATGCCGCGCAACGCCATCATACCGCCGTAGAACGTGTTGGTCTTGGCGCGGGCGTCACCGCCGGGGATAGCGCTGATGGCCTTGGTCACGTCAACAAACGAAGCGGAATGGCCGGAGGTTACCTGATCGTAGTTTTTCGAGTCCTTGGTAATCTTGAACCCACCGTTGGACAGTACAGCCCGCACCATACTGGTCAGATCGTCGGTGTTGGACAGGTCGTAGAGCGCCTGCGTGCCCAGCTTTTTGTCGCCCAGCATAAGCGCCCGGCGCAGTGAGGCACGCATATCCACTACAGCCTGCTCGACCGCAAGCCCCAGATGGGACTTGGATGCGTTCAGTTTCGCCAGCTTACCGCGCTCATCGGTATATTGGCGACCGAAGGCTTCGGCAGCGTTTTGGGCAGGTTTGCTACGCAGCAGCGTGGCGTCTACCCCACCGCCTCCGCCACCGCCCGGCCCGCGCTCAATGAAGCGGCGTGCATTTGCCACGATCTGGCGCACTTCTCCATCGCTGACGTTCTTCACACCAAACGCCTTGTAGATGGCGGCTTTGACAGCGTAGTAGAAACGCTTCACGGCGCTGTACTCGGGGTGCTCTTCTGCCATGTCGGCCAGCACTTCTTCAACAGCCTGTTCGCGGGAGATCGTCGGGTCTTTCTCCATCTGCTGCTTTGTCTTTTCAGCAACATCCTTGTTGCCTGCTTCCAAGCGTTGCATGGTTTCGGCATACTTGTCGCCAAGGAGTCCTTGTAAGCCACGGTGCCCGGCGATCTCGTGCAGGATGGTGACGTGCGCATCGTGTGCGTCACGGATGTCGTCGGCAATCAGGAACACCTTTCCAGTCTTGCTGTCGTACAGGCCCGGCACACGGCGACCTTCGCCACCTTCTTTGTGCAAGCGGATGCGGCCCTGCATACGCAGCGGTAGCTCCGACTCATTCTGGACAACGACAACATCCGGGGTGTTCTTCCAGCCCTTTGTTGTCGCATCAACTACCCGCTGCACAACACCTTTGTCCATACCAGCCGGGCCTTTGGCTTCGGAGCGGAACAAAACGGACTCGTGTTCACCTTCCCAGCCGCCAAAACCAAGATCGCCAATATCGCCGTCATCTGCAAAGATGTCGTCTGCATACACGTTCTCTACGGCCCGCGCTTTACGTGCAGATTCCAGACCCTTGCGGGACTTTTTCAGTTTATCTGTAGCAGCTTTCTCTGCCTTGGCTTTAGCCTCTGCTTCAGCTTTGTTGCGTGCCGCCACTTCGGCGGATACCTTGTTGCCTTCGGTAACGGCCTCTTTTGGTGTGGCCCAGCGCGTGCGGGTGGGTTCTTGGACAGGGTTTTTGGTGCCCGTCTTATTTTCTCCCTTCTTGCTTTCTTCTGTGCCCGTTCGTTGCTCACCAGCGACCACTTCTTTGCGTGTCACCGGCCCGAGCTTGCGTGGGGGCAGCTTTTGGTTTGCAAGCATGGTCATCTCGACGCGCTCTTGCAAAAGGTTCTTGCGATCCTTGCCCTTGGCTGTTTTGAGTTCTTCCTCGATAACGGCCAAGCGATCACGCGCGTCCGCCGTATTAACGGCTTCGTATTCCTGCGCCTCCTTGGGTGCGTTTTTCTCGGTGATCTCAATACCACGCTTGCCCATACGCGCCTTCTGCGCTTGATCCATCGCCTTTTTTGCGCGTGTCAACTGGTCTTGGCGGCTGTTGCGTAGTTTGTCGCTGATACCCGGCTCTTCCCGACCACCTTTTTCACTGCCGGAAAGTTTGTCGATGCGCTTCTGTATGGTGGCAATACGGTCGTCAAGTTTCTTCAGTGCAGCGGTATCTGCCGACATCACATCTGTGTAGTGCGCAGTGAGTCGCTTGGAGGTGTTGATGCGCGTGACAAGGGACGCACGCTCCTTGGCGTACTGATCCTTCATTGCATCGGGGATGTAGTGTCCGCCCTCATCAATCTCGTCAATGCGATCTTGCCAAGCCTTTTCTTTGGCTGGAGCGTCAGCAATGTGCTGGCGCATTTCGCGCTGGCCTTGGAAACTGACGACATGCGTGGGCACAGCGGTACCGGTCGGCGTTGTCATGGTACCCTGCTGCCGCTCCAAGAACTCCTGTTCTTTGCGGGACTTCTCGCCAGCTTTTATGTCACGCGCGGCTTGCGAATCTGTCGGTACATAGCCCGTGCGAACGCCCGCCGGGTCGTGGACGGTAACCGGCGTAAGAGGTTCCGGCGGAGCGTTTGCAGCGGCTTCTTCGGCAGCTTGCCGGTCTTTCTCTGCCTGCGCCTCTTTGGCTTCGCGCTCATTTTGCTCACGCCACATTTGCTCGCGTGTCGGGCCTTTTAACGCGCCAGCAGATTCAACCGGCGGCTGCGGTGCTTCTGCTTTGACAGGTTTTGGCGGCTTTACAGTTGGCACTACCTCAGAACCTTCTTCGCTTGCCAACTGCGCCGCACGCTGCTTCGCAGCTTCTGTGCTGCGTGCCAAGGCTTCTTGTTGCGCTGTGTGTTGGTCGAGCATTTGCTGCAACTGTTCAGCACGCGCAATGTGTGCATCGGCAGCGTCATGCTCACCGAGACGTAATGCCTTTTCAATCTTGCCCGGAACGGGGTTACCTTTTTTGGTCGTGTAGCCATTCAGTGACACAAGTTCCTGTGTCATCTCTTCCGGTGTCAAGGTACGGGGGGTCGGCGGTGCTTCTTGTTCAGGCGCAGCAAATTGCTGCAGCTCGCGGATAGTCTTGGTGTGCTGTTCTGCCTCTGCACGGGCTTGCTTCAGGGTATCAAAATCGCCATTACGCGCGGCCTCACCGGCACGCTGCACGGCTTCCGCGTGGTCAGCTATTGCCTTGTTCATGGCATCGCGTGCTTCTTCGGCTGTCATCTCGCCGGATTCCGAAGCGGCTGTTACCGAAGGCACGTTGCGTTGTGCATCCAAATCGGCTTGCTGTGCGGCGGCTGCTTTTGCGTCCTCTGCAGCCTTGGCGTCTGCTGCGGCCTTTGTCTCTGCCGCAGTCTTGGCTTCTGCATCTGCTGCGGCCTGCTGCTTCGCGGCTTCGGCACGCTGGGGCGCTTCCATCGCATGGTGCACACCGCGCAACCCGGCAAACGACAGTGCGCCTGCGGCAGCTTCCTTGGGGTCAACCAGCCACGACTTGTCGTTCTGGCGGTCGTTGGCTACGTCAATGCCTTTTTCCAGCACGCGGCTGGCTTCGGGAAACGCTGCGCCTTCGGCGGCGGCCATACCCATCTTGCCGAGCACGCCTTCACCGGCCTGCAGCGCCTTGGGCAGAATCTTGCCGCCGGAGCCGATGATCTTTCCGCCAATGGTCGCCATACCGGCTTCCGCAAAGGCGTGTTGCAGCGCCACGCCGGTCGATGCACCGGCTTCTTTCTGGGCGTTGTAGGTGTCACGGAACGCGGGGATGCCAAAGAACCCAGCGTTGGCTAGGTTTGCCAACAACAGCGAAGCGCCCCCGGTGACGGGGGCAGCCGCAGCGCCCAGCGCTTCGATACCAAGCGCGGGGGCCATAGTGCCCGCGCCAGAGGCTGCCATACCGGCCAGCGTGTCACCACCATTTTCCTTTTGCCACTGACGCACTTCCTCGCGCTTTTTGTCGAGGTATTTAGTCAGGTCTTCGGACGGCGACACGGCAGCGCCAAAGCCGAGTCCTGCCTCGGCAACACCGCCCAACAGGTTGGTACCAACGGTCTTCAGCGTGCTGGGTTCGGCCTTTTGTGCCGGGGGAAACTGCCGCGAAATTACCTTCGCCGCCTCCTCCGGTGTTACGTTGTCAGGAAATTCTGCGTTCGTTCCATCGGGGAGCGCGACAAGGTACGACATGCTAAATGGCCTCTAGTTTTCCAGTCTGCGGATTGTATTTCATGGACGGTTTTGCGCCACCTGCCGCCCCAGCGCCAGAATCGACGGACACCCCGTGGAGTTTTGCCAAGTGCGAGCGCCACATATTGATCTCGTTTTGCAGTGCGGTGCGGCGTGCGGCAAGATTCTTGTCAGCCATCGCCATGCCCGGATCAATCTTGTCCAGTTCTGTCGTCAGGTCGCGCATAACAGCCACAGTTTCTGTCGCCTGTGCGCGAATCTCGGCGGCCTTGGCAGCTTGACTCTGGCTGGCAGCATTTGCCATGCGCTCGCGCATGGCTTGCAGGCGTTCGTCAGCGGTATACCGCGCGGCTTCCGCACGTTGTGCGGCGCTTTCGATGCGTCCAGACTCGTTGGCCCCGGCGGTAAGCGCCGTGCCAAGCAGGCGGGTTGCGTCGGAGTATCCTTGCTGACCGGCCTTGGCAACGCCTGTATTTGCGGCAATCTGGGTTGTGCCCACTGCGTTCAGCAGTTTGTCGATACCCTCTTGGTTCGTGACATCCTCCGCGCCCCACTTGGTCTTGGCATCACTGTAGCGGTTTGCACCGCCCAGCATCTGCATACCCATACCGCCCCAGCCGGGACGGCTTTCGGCAATGCCGCGCAAGAACTCATACGTGGGGTTGCGCAGCCCTTTTTGCTGTTCTTGCAGTTGCTGCAGCGCGAGCGCCCGTTGTTTCTGTTCATCAAGAATAGGCTGTGCGCCGACCGTAGTACGCTCGTAGTCGGCGGCGCGATTTTGCGAAGCAAGCGGGTCGGCCCCCAACTGTTGCAACAGAATCTTCTGGTAGTCCTGTGTGAACTTGGAGTCGGCCGGAGACAGGTGTGACGAACCCGCGCTGGGGGCTACTTGCCCGCTTACCGCCATCGGGCCACCGGCGGCTTCCGGGTGCTTCGCCATGTACAGAGATAGCGCACGCTGGGCTTCTGCACTTCCGGCATCTGCCGCATTGCGTAAGGCGGCAAGCTGCCCCGGTGTCCAGATGTTGTCGTCAACCTGCGTACCGAGCGCGATACCGGCATCGCCCACTTGGCGGGTGCGTTGTGCTTCCGCGTTGGGGGAGGCTACGTCCGACCGGTACAAAGACGGGGTGCGGCGAGTGCGGTCATCCACCGCCGGTGCAGTGCTCGCGGCGTCTGCAAGCGCAGCGATGCCACGCTTGGTTTCGTTGTCGTAGTTGCGCGATCCTTTTAGGTTCTGCAGCACGTACTGCGCATCCTTGTATTGCGATGCGGGGGAGAAGGCGTAGCCCAACGGCCCGGCAGCCGTGTCTGCGGCTTTTTGCTGTGCTTCTTCCAATGCTCGCTGGTCGCGTGCGGCCTGCGCTATGGCATTGATGCGCTTCTCTTCCGCTGCCCGCGCCCCTTTGGCTGTGTCGTACGGCTTGGTGAACGCCTGCCAGTCTTTTGACAACTGCGAGGTGTCGCCGTCAACAACTTGGTCTTCGTCTTCCCCGTTAAACGCCACAATTCCGCCGCCAGCTAGGTGCTGGCCGACACCAGAAGGCAGCTGATCAACGCCACCACTTTGCGGAGCGCCGCCCTGCTGCGCCAGCGCCTGCAGCCCTTGCTGTTGTTGTGCTTGCTGCGATTGCGCACCCAGCTTCTGCTGGATGTCGCTGCGTGCGTTACCAACCGCCTGATCGCGCAACTGACTCACGATGTCCGGCTTCTGGCCGCCTTGCTGCATAGCGAGTTGATTCTTCGCAGCAGTCTGTTGCTGTAAGACCATTTGCAACGCTAACGCGTCAACCAGATCGTTAGGCAGCCCTTGTGGGCCAGCGCCTTGCTTCTGGACTTTTTGTTGCAGCGGCTGCGGGTTGCCTTGGTAGGCGGCAGCAATTCCTTGGGGGGAAGGTAGTGTGTTCATGGCTTAATGCTGGTTAAGGCTTTTTCACGTTGCCGCTGATTGCGTTGAGGAAGTCGGAAATCTGCGCACCGGTAGCGCCCATACCCGCGAGCTGCTGCATGAGGGACGGCTGTGCTTGGTTGTACTGTTGTGCCGTGATCGGCAGCCCTTGGAGCATAGACTGTTTGAACTGCAGCATCTTGTATGGGTTGTCGCGGGCTTCGTTGAACGCGTTGATGTCTGCGGTAATACCCTGCTGCGTAATATCGCGCTGTGTGCTACCTGCCTTCATCAAGGCATCAAGGTTGTTGATGCCTGCTTGGTTCTGCTGTACGCCCATATTGCCTTGCGTCTGTGCAGCTTGCAGAGCGGTGTTGAGTCCTTGTAACCCATAGTTGGCCCCGAATTGTTTGGACTGCTCGGCTGCCTGCTGGGCTGCAAGACCGTACTGTGCAGTGGACTGCGCCCCTGTCATTGCTTGTCCAGCGCCAAACTGGCGGGACTGCTCGTTGGCCTTTTGTACATCCACGCCACGGTTTTGATCCGCGTTGAACTGGGCAGTCGCTGCATCGTATGCATTCTTGTAGCCAGTACCCAATGCCGACTCCATAGAGTTCAGCATGTTGCGCTGGTTTTCCGAAGTCAACAAGGCTTGGCGATCGCCGCCAAACGCACCCGCTCCGACCATCTTGGCATCATTACCCATTTGTGTGATCTGCGACTGACGGCGCAGCTCGTCCAACTGCGGGTTCAACGCCGCAGCTAGGTAGGGGTTCATGTACTTCTGGGCAGCCGAGGTATCGAAGTTGCCTGCAGTTATGTTGCTGGCCTGATACGCGCCGGGAGCGGTGAATTGGTTCCCAAAAGATGTCGGGCTGTAGTTAAGCCCCTGTGCCTTAGACGCAATGTTCCCGGCGGTTGCTGCTGACTGCCCGATGGAAGCGGGGGTAGATATACCGGCGGCTTGCTGGAACCCTTGCTTTTGCAAGTCGGATGCACCGGCAGAAAGGGTTCCTTGGTATGCTTCATACGGCTTGGATGCCAGTGCATCTGCCTTGCCCAGCATGTCAGTGACATACGGC